AGGAAAGCTCTGAATAGCAGCGACCGCAATCTCACCTCTACAGAATTTATGAACTTCGTCAACAATCAACACCTCCGCTTGTTCTAAATGCGTATCAAATATCTTTTCAATACTTTGAACGGTGGATAACATTATTCTACCATCCTTGTAATCTCCACCAAGATTAATTCCAACGTCTTTGAATCCGCACTTCTTAGTTAGGTATTCATACGTCTGAGTAAGGATACTGCGCTCATCAAACAGGATTACGACCTTATCCTCAGAGAAGGCCGTAAGGAGAGCGGCCAGAATTAAAGTCTTGCCCGATCCCGTTGGCGATAGTATCAAAGCTCTTTGAGCCTTAAGAGCTTCGTAAACAGCTTTCTCTTGATAATCGAAAAGCTTAAATTCCTTGATCTCAGTTTCAAATACAAAACCAGATCGAGGTTCGTAGTCTCTCACTATACTTGGCTTGCAACCCACCTTCTCAAGGTCAGCCAGAATACCATTTAAAAGCCCAGTTTTAAATCTTCCGGTGGCAGTTATAAACCGCTTCTTACCATCCCAACCTCGTCTTTGGTAGGCTGGGGTATACTGATACCCTTGGACTGGGAAAGCCCAATTATCTGATAAAACTTTTATAATTTGTGGGTTATCAGTTTCTATTAAGGAGTCTATAATTCCTACCCGAATTCTCATACCTACTATTATAGTAGATAGAGGAATTATATGTCAAATTTAGATAAATTTCAACCCGATAGAGATTCAAGACTAGAAAAGCTTTTTGGTAACTTACCACTTGAGGCTGATGTAACGATAAAGCTACCAAGCAAAGGCAGATTTTATGCAAATAAAAAGGAAGACGTTACGGTAAGCCCAATTAAATTTGAAGATGAAAAGCAGCTAACGGTTAGCGTTAAAAATGGATTAAATCCAATAAATTTAATTCTCAGCAAGTGTGTGAAAGACCTTGACGTAAATTCTTTAATTTTATTGGATAAATTATTAATTTTATTAAAAATAAGAGAAATTTCTTATGGGGAAACTTACCCAGCTATAGCTACTTGTCCTAAGTGTGCTGTTAAGAGTGAAATAGAAATAGATTTAACTAAATTAATTATTAATTACGTGCCGGACGATATTGATGACCCTAGAGAAATAATGCTTCCAAAGCTCAAAAAGAAGGCTAAGGTGAGGTTTCCTAGGGTATCGGATGAGCAATACCTGGAGACTCAAAACGACGTATACACCAATATTTGGCGCTTTGTGACCGAACTGGATGGCACCCAAGACCCCGTTTTTATTGCCAAAGCTATCCCCAAAATGCCCATTAGAGACATTAAGTTTATATTAAACAATATAATGCGTAATGATTTGGGCCTAGATCCTAAGTTTATTTTAGAGTGTGCCGACTGTGGTCAGGAATCGGAGATGGGGGTCCCGATCAACGAAAATTTTTTTTCAGTGATCTAACAGATAAAATAAACATAGAGAACCTTCTTCTGGAAGCCTACATATTGGTAAGTAAATGTAATTTTACTTACACAGACGTTAAAAGTATGACCAAGCTAGAACGGGCCGTATTTTTAAAGCTGTATACTAACGATTTGGAAGCCCAGAAAAATGCTTTTGAACAACATAAATTATAATGATCGTCACAACCGTCCTGTAGTTTTATCTAACGTTGGGCTACAGGTTAACTTCTTAAGTGATGGTCAATACGTGGACCCTTTTGAAATCAGCGCAGTCACAATATTTCCCAGGGTAGCAAATCTATACCCAGAGACAATATTGAATGCAGATACTCAGTTGATAGATACTTCAACTGTTAAGGATTATATTTTAATGAATTTTTATAATCCTGATTCACACACTTCAAGCACTGATTTTGATACTAGCAACTATTCAACTAATCCTAGGGGTATTTATAAAATTTCTACGGGAAGATACATTACATTCCTTGATGGAAATAACACTGATGAAGAGTTTGGATTTATAAATCTAGATGGTCTAGATCAATACACCCCCAACAAAGCGTCGTCAACTGGTGATTACCTAGATGCTTGGACGATTAGAATGTATGAAGGGTCTGAGCTTCAAGTTGTAATCAATCAATTTACTTTGAGAAAAGGTGGGTTTACTGTTGTTACAGAACCCTTGATGATTAAATCAAAAACTAGATTAGTCAATAATAAAGTTTCTCTAGGATCAAAAGTAAATCTAAAAATAGCAACTGATTTATATGTTGAAAATACTACGATAGATGAATCAGTAAAAAATCTTTTACGAGATAATGTTGTTACGAATGCTTCATTAGAAATTCAAAAAATAAATGAAGCTTCAAACTTGCCTGCAAGAGTTACTGTATCATCATTCGCAGAAACTTCAGCACTCGTAAATATCAGTGGTGATAATGTTATAATGTTTAACTGGGATACTGCACAGCTATCAATGCATCCTGCTGTTGCGTCAGGTGACTTTGAATCAGTGCGTGGAGTTTACTCAATCAAAGCTAAATACAATATATTTGATGAAATTATTGTAACCGATCCAATGTATCTAACCCTCTCATAATAATGGCACCTCCAATAATATTAGAAGATCAAGAAGATATTTATCATTACTTAGTAGTAATGAAAGAACATTTAAATCATTCTTACTTTTCAAGTATTGGGGAAGTTCCTGTATCAGTAATTGATCTTAGATCAACATCTACACATGCAAGTGGAACTGGATTCCTAGGTGCATTAGGTAACTCAACACACCCAGACATACATGAATTTCTTTGTGCGTCTGGAATACTAACCCCTCCGGGAGATACATTCGATTTTAATTATCTAACTAATTATCCGGGAGTTTCTTCACAAGGAACAATACTGTCAACTGCTGCCTCATCTTTAGGTTCTGCAAGTAGTTTAATTTTTAGTTCAAATACCCCAACCAATATAAATTTTAATGTGATGACAATCTCTGGATTAAATAATCCAAAGTATTATTTTATTGAAGTTAATGGAGGAATTAATAAATTTAATGGAAATATAGATAGTGTATTTGATTACAATTATTTTGTTTCTGTAAATTCTAAAATAAACCAATATATTTCTTATTTTACTATTGATGGAAATTACGAAATAACTAACACAAGCCTTGGTAAAAAATTAAATTATAGTTTTGAAGTTGCAAGTAAATATTTATATCGAGATGTTTATAAACAATACCCAATCGTTGACAACATAGGTGAATCTTTCCAAATTACACCAACTATGTATTTCAACGATGTTTCAAGTTCTAATGGTATTAGAGTGTCTAGCACTATTTCCGAAACTGGTGATATTAAATTAGAACATTATTATCTTAAATCAAATACTACTACTCCTACAGTATTAGCAAGCAAAAATAGTTTACCAATTAAACCTCAAAGTATTGATTGCTTAATTGCTAATTGTTTACTAACTGGTGATTACTATTTCTATAGCAATCCAAATACTCTTAAAAATAATCTTATTACTGAAGGAGCTAGAACATCTATTTACGTAAATGCCTCATCAAATTTAAGCACTTCAAGTTTTGATATTCCTAAAGTTCAAATAACAAATAGAGGTAGTTTATTACAATCAGAGTTTTTAAATTTGATGATAAACTTTACTCAAGCTTCCGATGTTGATAGCACTTTAACTTTAGCAAACTTTATAAATAAAGAATTAGCAAAACAAGGTAATTTTTATAATGCTATAATTTCTGATCTATTTAAAACATCAGGAGCATCTACAATTTTAACGTAATAAAATATCATGGTTAGACCATTAGAATTAAATCAATCTAGAAATATATACTATTTTCCTGTAGTAACAAATACAGATTCTAATACTATTAAAATTATACCACTAGAATCATCTAATGCTTATGTTTCATCATCTAGTTATGTAGATGCCTCTGGTAATTCCACTCATCCAGATATATTTTCATTTATATCACAAGTTGGTATAGAAGAAGCTCCTAATTATGGAAATTTTACTTTTGAATATTTATTAAAATATTCATCAACAGATGGGGTAGTTGTAAGTTCAAATAATTTTAATACTGCTACACAAGATATTTCATTTATACCAGATAATACTAAAGATTATTACACTGGAACAATTCAAAATAGATTTATAACATTTACTAATTTAGCAGGAAATTCAACTACATTTAAAGAATATCAAAACAGACAATTAAATAATTTTATTGCTGAGACTGTTTTAGAGGAGACAGGAGATCGTTGTTTTGTAAAAATAACTGAAATTTGTAAAGCAAATACTGACTTTACAGTTAAATTAGAAAAACAAGATAACTTTTGTGAAGTATTTGGATTTATAGCTTTCAATAGAACTGCATCTAGAGAATGTGAATTTACTTTTGAAGAAGGTAAAGATGAGTTTACTACTTGGGGTGAATGTTATTTTTCACTACCTAAGTATTGGGGAAAAGATATCCATAGTGAAAAAATAACTTATAAAAAATTTAATAACACTCAAGATAGAGATATTTTTAAATGTGATGGATACGTAACAACTAAATATGCTGGTATACGTTTTGAGAAAAGTGCTGCTGATGGTAAAATTAAATCAGAAATTTTTGGAAATATTGGTATATCTGCTGACAAAGTTGTCGGTGGTGGTCCTAGTGTAGGATTATCTATTTTTGAAGCCGCAGTGGGAGGTTTAGCAACCATAATAGCCGCATCAGTTACTCTCCCAGCAGGCGCAGCTATTGGTGCGGCTGGCTCAGTTTTACCTGAAGGTAAATTAAAAGACAGTGTAAACGTTGTCGCTGATCCAGCAGGTAGTATAGTTAAAATAGGATTTGATGTTCTTAATAATTCTCTTACAACTAAATTTAAAGATTTAGTTGACGATTTTAATAAAAAATTAGATATTGCTTTAAGAGGTATTGAATGTTCTAAAGATGGTGAAATTAAATTAAAAGAATTATTAACAACGAAGACACCTGTAGGGGTCGCTTTAGCTAATGTAGCGGATCAGTTAGATTCAGTAATTAAAGATTGTCCATGTAGTGAATTTCAATCTTTTAAAGCTTAATTAAATACTATATACCTATATAATTAAGATATTATTATGGCAAATACCCCCGCAGCAATAAATGAGGTTAACATGAGAATAGCAGATTGTAAATCTTTCACTAAAATTATAAACATTCCAGCCACTGCAAGCGGAGTTATTTCCGCAGGGTATGTTAGCGGAGGTGGTGTTTTAGTTAGTCTAACTGATGCATTTAATACTCAGTTAGTGACCCCAAATCATATTGAGATAACCTTTATGCCAACTAGCGTATCTCAATATGCCACTAATATTAATCTTAGTGGGTATTCTTTTAATGGGTATGGATGGGCTCACCCATGGGGGTCTAATATGCAAGCATCGTCAACGTTTAGAGGTCTGCACCCAGATTCAACGTTAGCTAATGGTGCTGCTGCTTATGGGAAAGTGGCTACGCTAGGAAAAACTATTGAATGGAATTTTGGTGCAAATAATAATGTAAATCAAATTCAAATATTCAATAGATTCGGACAAACTGTAACAGCTTTTATAAATTATTCATTTGAGAAAATTTATACTAGTGAAACAGGGTCTTGCGGATACTAATACTCTAATCCTCTTACAGTATCCCATTCATTTAGGTCAAACTGCTTATAGCTTTTTAAGTGATTACGAAGCATTTGTTCATTTTTGACGAATGCTTCATTCCAATCCTTGAAACCTGAGGGTGGGAAGCAGTAGCTGAACCCTTGCATTCTAGCTCTTCTACGGCGAAGCTCAAACGTGCGCAGACCATCTAATCCAGCACGATCATTGTCGTAAGCTACTACGATCTTGCCTTGATAGTATTTGAGTTGTTCTAGCTGTGCCATCGAAACATGGCAGGAGATTGTAGTGGTTGCGTTGAATCCCATCAACTGCAATGACATCGCATCAATAGCACCCTCGCACACGTAGAGGGGATCAGTTGAATCGTATTTGAAAGGGAATAGAACCGAAGATGACTTCATGCCCTTGAAGTTCAAATACTTGGGATTCTGGTTGGATAAGGTTCTGCCCTGGAAGAAGAATACCTTGTCTCGGTTTCGGTAAGGTATGATCAATCTTCCGTAATAAAGACCTTGATTAGCGACGTAGAAGTCGCCATACTCTACGATGCCACGGTCGATTAGAGCCGTAATCGCCTGGGAGTTATAGTGGCAAGAAGTATTGGCAAAGTCTAGCTTCTTAAAATCTTGGGCAAATAACTTATTAAGTTCTTCCTCAGTATTATTCTTATTCTCTGGGGCAGGCTTAACTTCTTCGGCAAAGAACTCATCGACCAAGAACTTCTGATAAGCTAACTTGTAAGTTAATCTTTCAAGTTGGGCATAGAGGTGAATAAAGTTGCCCTTTTCTCCAGATTTGAAGCACTGCCAAAGCCCAGTATCTAAATTAATTGACATATGGCGTTTAGCATCACTATCTAAAAAGATAGAAGGAATAATCATTTCCCGGCCACTGCTAATTAATTTATACTTTCCCTCGAATTTTTTAATTAAGTAGTCTCTAATGTAATTTGAGGAAATCATGTTTTTAGACCGATTAAGTAATTCAAAATCCGACGTAATAGATCAATGTTTGCTCAAGTATGACTATAGATACATTAGGAAGCTTCCGGGCTACCCATCAAAAAACGAGGACGCATTGGACTTCGGAACCTATATTCATAGAATCTTTGAGCTTGGTCATACCGAGAATCATATCACACAGCTAGAGAAAATTGCCGAAAATATTAAAAAAGATTATAAAGTCCCCTTAGTTTATAAAGATCGTATTACCCAGTGCCTAACTAACTTCCTACGGTTCAATAAGGGCCTAGGAGAGACGATGGCGGTCGAACATGAGTTCTCAGTCGATCTAGCCGAAGGAATCAAATACAATGGCTTTATTGACCGTATAGTGAAGGGTCAGCAGGGCGGCATCCTTATCATCGACTACAAGACTTCCAAGAGGGAGAAGTCTAAGGTAGAACTTTCTAGGGATAAGCAGCTTATCGGATACGCATACGCGGTATCCAAGGAATTTAATATCCCATTAAATGAGATCTGGTGCGCTCACTATTATCCACTAACTGATAACTTAGTGGCAGTTAAGTTCCCTCAATCCTCAATTAATATGTGGCGGGAGAAGGAAATTAATAAGGTCTGGAAGATCCGCAAGAAGAAGAAAGACGAGTTCCCGGCTATGCAGAATGAGTTCTGTGACTGGTGTGAATACCGACCACTTTGCCCCTTATTTAATGATGCATGCCAAGTCCAGATTAGATTGGAGGAGCAAGCTAGGCTGAAGGATCAGGAGAAGGATAAAGATTTATCTAGTATCAAGGGATGATAAATAGATATGTCTATAGCATCAAAGAAGTTTTTAACTTGCTCTATTGAGTAACCACATTTCTTTGACAAGTGTTTAGTTAATGATTCCAGCTTAATAGGTTTTCTGTCTTTGAGAGATTTAATTACTTTACTTTGAAATTCTTTTATGAATCTAATACTAAATCTAAATCTCCATTTATCTGCAAATTCATCACTTAAAGTAAAGTTAATCAAGTCAATAAAGTCAACAATATCTACATCAAGGTTAGTCATAAGTAAGTTATATAATACATATTAGAGGCAGCGAATTTAAAATTTCTCAACGAATCTTAAATTTTTCAAGGATATTACAACCATGTTTAATTATTTATTTGGCAGAGCAAGAAATGAAGAAAGTAAACAGAAACTTGCAAGATTTAATAAAACCGTATTTGAGAGATTATTTAATAAAACAGCTAGGGAGTTAGTAAATTCTGGGATACCAATAAGATATTCTTTAACCAGATTAAAATTTATAGATGTTAAAAACAGTAGATCACTTATTACCAGAATAGGACCGGGGGAAATAATTAGATTAAATTATGAGGGGTCAACTATTAAAAGAATATTCCTCACGGCGTATACGGGAAAAAGCCCTAAAGGATGGTTTAACTCTACCAGGGATAATACTTTATTGTGCTGTTTTGAGGTAAACGAGAAGTCACTTAGTTTTAAATTAATCTTGAAATTACTACATAAACATGCAGCTAGATGTAAATATAACCTAGTTCCATCCTTTTTAAAGATTATTTTTGGTGTAAGTGCTTATAAAACTTTAAATGTTGAAAAGATTAAAAACTTACAGGTGCTATTAAGAGATGAAGATTTAATTTAAATAGTATATAAGGTATTAAGGATATTAAATGGCTACAAGCAGAAACCCTAATTTTGGAGACTTATCTAATGAGATAAGGAACTTTACCAGAGCTTTACGGACTGATCGTGAATCTATGCGTCAAGCCTTAACTGCTAATAGCAATGCAATTAATAACTTAGCTAATTCCTTTCGTAACTTAGGTAACCTTAATTTTACTCAGTTATTAACTAACTTTGATAGATTTGCCAGACTTTTAATAATTTCACAAAATAGAACTACTCGCGCTGTAAGAAATAACTCTGGAAATAATAATCAAAACCCGTTAGTTGGTGGTCCTTTCCCAGCAGCACCAATTCCTGTTTTTGTAACTAACTTTCCCCCAGGTATTGGTGGTGGTGGAGCTAGCGGAACTGGTAATGATGACGAAGATGATGGTAAGATAAAAGGATTAAAAGGAACTATACTAACAAAGCTTGCAAGTATTGGTTCAAATTTTAACAATAGGTTATATCAATCATTTAAAAATATAGATGAAATTCAAGCCAGAGCATTAGGTAGTAACACCATGCTTCAGCAAATGAACTTACCATTTACTGGAATTTCAATGGATAAGTTGGCTACAGAATTATTAAATCTTAGAGAAGAGGGCTTTAAGAATGTTAGTAACTCCACGATGCAGTTGATTGGGACGATGAAGGTTACTAATCAGAATACAGCATCTTTAGGTAAATTCTTAGTTGACACTTCTTTAAAGATTTCTCTTAACAATAGCCAAGCTGAAAATTTAGCTCAGAGTTTATCTCAGTTGTCTATTCAATATGGAGTTACTCAAGAAAAGTTGATCAACTCTATCAATCAATTATCAGAAACTTTTAGAACTGCAAATCTATTTGGCAAAGGTGCAGAAACTGCTAAAGGTGCTGCACAAGTTATTGGAGAACTTGGAGTTAGGGTTACAGGATCTGTTCAAGAGTTAATAGGATATTTAACTGAATCAGGAAGAGAGTCAGCAGGCTTATTAGCTCAGAACTTCAGTATTCAAAATGAGTTCTTAAGTGCAAACTCTTCTTCTCAAGCAGAATTGATAAAACAAGCTGCCAATAATATTGTTAGCACATTTAAATCTATGGCGGGTGGAACTCCTGACGCTGTAGGAAAAATACAAGCTGATGCTATAGCTCAACAACTAGGTGGAAGGAAAACAGTTGATGCTGCATTTGCAATGGTAGCTGCAATGCAAGATGCTGTAAAAGCAACTGACCAAAATGTTCAAAACACAACTACCTTCAAATCAGCACAAGAAGTTTATAACGATTCAATTGCTAAGTCTGCTTTAGCATTAGAGAGAATTGCTAATAAACTTAGTCCAGAAACTAAAAGTGCTTTAGGTAAAGGTGCCGCTATTGCTGGGACTATTGGGCAGGGAGTTTTAGTTAGCCTCGCTGGCCGAGCAGCCGGGATGGCTTTAGCTGGTGCTGCTGGAGGTCCTATTGGAGCTACTTTAGGTGCTATTGTTGGCCTGACGATGGCTGGGTATGAAATATACACGATGATGTCAGAGTCACAGGCCGAAGCTGCTGTTGCGCAAGCTCAGGTAGCTGAAAATACAAAAGTATTGGCTGATGATGTCAGGAAAAAAGATTTATCTAAAATAGATAAACCTAGAACATCATTATTGGATGTACTCACTAATCAGATATCTATGCTCGGACCCCAACAAAATGATGTAGATGCAGCCAAACTTAAACACATGGAAGATCAAAAAGAATATTTGAGTGAAATAAATAATAAACTTCAATTGATGTTAAATAGCGAAAAGCCGCTTTCTAGGGCTGGAAGGTAATTTATGGCATCAAATAATCAAATAATAAAAAATCGTTATCTCGCAGAAAGATCATTTATGTATTATATATATCCTCAACCTGCGGGCCAACCATCCTTAGAATTTTATTTTCCTTTTTTAGAAAATATTGAAATATCAGAAAATCAAAAACCAAATTTAGCCACGTATGATTTACTAGGTAGGAATGGAAACTTGTATGCTTATTTAGGATCAAGATCAAGAGAGTTTTCACTTAAGTTTAATATCACTCTTTTAAACGTATTAGATTATATAACTAACGTTGGATTAGGATCTCAATTTTTAAATAAAATTGTGGAAGATAAAGATTACTACAATTTATCAAAAAATTCTTTACCTTTAAGTGAGTTTACTTCAAATACTGCAAATAATAAAAATAGAAATAAAAATGCTAACTTTGAAAGAAGGGTGCAAGAATCAATAGCAGCTATTAATGATCCATCCACAGGTAGTAAATTACTTCAATCATTTATTAATTTTAGTGAAGGGTCTGTAATAGCTAATAATGAAAATAGTGAAAGATTAAATAATTTTTTAGCAATAGAAGCTAGCAGATTAAATGCATCAGATAAATCTACTAAAGATGCAGTTAATTATACTATTGTATTATTAAATATTATAAGAACATCAACTATAAATAATAGCAAAAATACAAGCCTTGGTCCACCAGCAATATATTTAAATCATGGAACTATGTATAATAACATCCCTTGTATTTGCACTGGATATAGTATAGATATTAAAAATGGTGCTGGGTATGATTTACTTTCATTAACTCCAAGACAAATTTCAATATCTTTAACTCTTTCAGAAAATAGAACTGGAAATTTTGGAGAATTTAAACCATTTCAATATTTAGAGGGTGAAAACATGGCTGGATGGGAGGCTGTAATAGAACAAGGAACTTTAGATCCTTATAATTCTAGTATAAGAAATTATTTAACTAGTTAGTAATATGGAATATATAAATCATTACACCCTTGGGTCTTTTACCGTTGATCATAATGGTAAATCTATTCAAATATCTGACAGAGATTCTTTAGTATCATTTATAAAATCATTAGAAAATGTAAGATTTGAAGTATTCTATATTCCACTAGGGTATGAGCATAGACCTGATTTAATTTCTAATAAATTCTATAATACTGTATCTAAAGATTGGTTGATTATGATGTTTAATAACGTATCTGATTCTTTTCAGGAACTAAATGTGGGGGATAGACTTCTAATTCCTATCATCTAATTATGGCAAAAGTGTTAATCCCTAACATATTTATAACAAATAGATATGATACAATAAAAGAATTTTTTTTAAATCCTGAAAAAAAATTTACAACTTCTGAATTACCATCTAGTGATGGATCATTATTAATAACTCCAAAGAAAAATAAATATTTACAATCTTTCGATTATTCATTTAACTATTCACAACAATCAAAAGGTCCTTTATTAGTATTAGAGTTTGTAGATACTGATGGAAAATTTGAAGAGGAATTTTTAATTAAACCATATGATGCTTTGAAGTCTCAAATTCATAGTGCTATTAATAAAAATAATGAAGCAGTAGAAGCAGCAGTATCTAAATTAAAAGAAATAAATAGAACAGAAATTGTTAGACAATTAGAAGATTTAAATTCTTTATTTGCAATTGTTGATAGAATCTATGTTTCCTTTGGAGAGGGAACAGACCTAGGGGATTGGTCAGACCCTCTTGCCTTTACTGTAATTGGTAGAAAAATTGATGTGCCTGCTAATGGTTTGAAAAAATATAAATTTACATTTGTGCCAAGTGTAAACGCATTATTTAGACCAAGGTTAAAGTTTAACCAAGAATCTCCAAACCCTGAAAGAGAATTTTTCTTTTTAGATAATTCTTATGTTAGCATAGGTGGATTGATACCTTATTTTTACCCTAGAAATTATGATACAATAAATATTTTATATAACTTACTAGAGGATTATATTAGTAAAATTACTTTAGTAAATTCACGTAATATTATCGGTATATTACCTCAAATTTATGAAAATAATGGAGCTGGAATTGGAAATTTTGGACTTGGAATTGAAAATGCATTAGAAAATTTATTTAATATAAAAGTAGTTACAGCCAAGGAATATTCAGATAAATTTTCTGATATATCTAAAAAAGTAAATACCAGTCCACCTTTATTTGGTAAACAAGTTAGTGAAGAATATGAGCAAAGGAAAAATTCTAATAAATTTTATTCTATAACTGCGGATATTTTAGACACTAAAATTAATCCAAAATTACCAAACTGGCAATCACCTTTTGATAAAATAAATGTTGGATTAAAATCTTTATTAAATTTATCGACAGATAATGATTTTACATTAATACAAGAAACAAATGTAAGATTATTAAAATTTTGGCAGGAGTTAGGATTGATACAGGATGCAAGTAAGCCATGCATTATTTTTGGACCAGAGAGAATGATTTATGAATGGCTACATGTCATGATGATCCCAGGAGAAACTGATGCTCTTACAGCAGCAGCTTTAGAGGAGGTTAGACCATCTGTAGATTTAGCTCAAACTTTAAATGATAATGATAGAGTTCAAAAAATTTATAATATTTTAAATGATTCAACTTATAAATTACAATATGCTAGCAAATTAAAGAAAAATAAAAGCAGTTCTCTCTTCAAGGAAAAAATAATAGTAGATGAGTTTGCTTTAAAAAGTAAAAATAATTTTATATCTGAATATTTTAATACTAATTCAAAACTAGCTGAATTATTAGACATTCCTGTTTTTACAAATAATATAAAAAATAGTAATGTATTAGATATTCAATTACAAAACGATGAAGTATATTTTAATTCAATTAGAATTGCTATTGAAAAAGATTATGCTAAATATTTTCTTACTCAAATTTCAGAGAATATTAAAAATATAAGTATTAAAGGTATTAATATAGGGGACTTAGGTGAGAAATATAATTTTATTATAAGGAGATTAAAAGGAACTGATAGACCTTCAGACGAATTTAATGTACCTTTTGATCCTGTCTCAGATTTTGAGATAGTTAAAAAAATCTTAATTCAACAACTTTATATTGCTAAAAGGGATGAAATACAATTTAAAAATATAGATGATTTATTAAGATTACAAATAAAAAGAAAATTAATTCCTTATACCACAGATATAGAGTTTTGGGACTATCCAGACCCCACTAATTCAAGGGAACAAAAATATAGATTACAAACACCAGAAGATATTGAAAAAGAAATTATAGATAAAGTAAAAATTGATAAATTTTATAAAATATCAGAATATAGAGATTTATTACTTAGATTTAATTTTATATTAGAGTCTTTTGGTAGGCTAATGATTAAAGATCCTACAAGTTTAGATTTTACTAAACTTTTAATAGCTTATGCAGCCTATGCATCAGATTTAGTTAAAGTAAATTTTAATTCTATTGAGTCTTCCAACAAAAATATAAATGAAAATTTCAAACCTATTGAAAAATTAGAAGAATATTTTAAATATGCTACATTAATGATGAATATGTTTGTTATCCCTGGAGTTCAAGATGTTGTAAGCAGAAATCAAATAATAACTTTTAAACCTAAGGACTTTGGATTAAGTCAATCAAATTTATTAAGTGAATTAGCATCACACATTTCAAATAATGCCTATTTATTAAATATTAAAACTTTACCATTTTTTCAAATAAGCACATACAAAGATTTATTTTACAAACCATGTATTTTATTATCTAAAAAAGTATTGTTAGAATCCCCTGTTAAATCATCAAAAGATGACTCTGATTTTTTCACAGGGGTATATAACATACTAGGATTTAGGCACGTAATAACTACCAGAGATTGTTACTCACAGTTCCTATTATATAAGAATACTATAAAGGCAATATTGAATTAATCATGGAAATAGTAAAAGGAACAGTTGGAGTTTACACGCCTGATCTTGTAGAGTTCAAAGAATTTAAAGTAACAATCTTTGGGCAGAAGGAAGAGGTAAAGGCAATTTATTGCACACCTCACCATGCCAGATACAATTCAGGAATGTATGCGCCGCCAGAGCCGTTCTCTCAAGTGTTGCTAGCATACGATGGTAGAGACTATTACTATCTATCAACCATAGTTGATTATCCTAAAGAATATGGAAAGATAGCTAAGGATAAGGCAGGACAACCACTACCTCTTTACTCCGAGAAAAAAGTATTTAATGCTTCTGGGTCTCCACAATCAGTATTTTTTAGAGATAGCACTGGGGCAGGATTAAAGGTAACAAATTATAGAAGCCCTAAGGAAAAGATTGTATCTAGAACTGAGTTACGAAGCACTGAGGGTCATCAACTTGTATTAAGTGATAGCCCTGAGCAAGATTGCGTTATGCTCCGAAATAAGAACGGTGCAGGTATTGTAATTAATTCTAAACGCAACTTTTTACATAGTGATAATTCTATTTCTATATTCTCTCAAAACTCTCATAGGTGTGTAGTAGATAACGGTGAAATAAGACTTAGAATTACTGCCGGTAGGGACATTACTCTCGTCAACGAATCTGGCCCAGGATCGGCTTTTATAGCCGCTGCAAGGAATGCTGACCCAGGATCTGCTCTAGCTGCTGCATCTGTTGTAGCGAGTAATCAATGGGGTAATGTTAATCTTATTAGTCGTTGGAAGGGCGTTAATATTTATACTGGACCAGACACTGCTGCCGGACCAGATGTAGGTTTAGGTGGTGACATTTTAATGTCAACTTTAAATCCAATTAGCGTGGTTCAAATAAATTCAATGGGGAATGTAAAAATATTCTCTAACACTGGTTCAGTAACTATAGAAGGAACTGCTGGATTAAATTTACATTCAATTGGACCTATAAAAATTCAATCTGAAACATCTGTAGATATGCAAGCTCCATTAATAAACCTTAACGCTGGACAAATTTTTGGTGCTTATGCTGGAGCTTCTTGCAATATAGGTGTTGCTGGAGTTCCATTGAATTTAAATAGTCCAGGTAATATACCAATTATAAGTCCAATTAATCCTTTGAATTTAGTTAGAACTGTAAATCCTTATGGGAGATAATTTATATGGCTGTATTTGATGCTAAAGCTTTTGCTGCTGTTGCTGGTAACGGTGGTGGTCCGGTAGAGGCAGTAGGAACTGCATTCGGAGTTCCTAGTTGCATGATTAATTTAGCAAATGATTTATTAAATTTGCTACCTTCTGAAATACTCCAAGGAATTAAGGATGCGATGCTTGAGGGTGTTACCGCAGCAGATGATGTTGTTAAAAGTATAGTAGCAAATTTGTTTGGTTGGATGGGAATAATTGAATGGGATACAGAGGAGGGTGGATTTGTATTTAGATCAAAAGCATCCAAACTAGCTGCTGAAAAATCTGGAGTACTAGGTGTAATAAATGGATTTTTAAAAGCTGCTGCATTTGCTTCAAGACTTTATGAAAACTATCAAACTGCTAGAAGCCAAATTGAATCAATGTACCGATGCATTAAGGACTTTCAAACTTATTTAAAATATGCAAATGGTAATGCAGCAAATGAAGTATCAAATTTAACTGATGTACAGTATGATGAATATATAGATACACTTTATAATAACGAAAAGCAACAGATGATGGTTGCATTAGACTTTATTGATCAATGTAACGCACAAATTGAACTCATTGATGGTATTTTAGACGACAGAAGAAACAATCCAAATTTAGAACCATCTTTCCTTTGTGAATTCTATAGTGAATTATCTGGAACTGGACTTAGGATTGAATGCGATCCTGCAACTCAAAAAGCCAAAGAAATCTTTAGATTAGTTTATGGACCACCTAAATCTACTTATGGACAATTTATATTATCTAAAGATGGATTATACTTTGATTCTCAGACTAATGGAATTTATCCAGCATTAAATCATTTATTCTTTAAACAAGCTGCGTTTCCCAAAGGTGATAAATGGAAATTTAAACAAGATCCAAATATTGGCGGAAGGGGTGATTCATTCTCAACTAATGATTTAAAACTTTATGTAAATACTATACTAGATCCCTCTAAAATTGATGAATCAGAATCTCTAAAAGATTATTACAATTCGGATGCATTGTTACAAGAACTTTTGGGTAATAAAAATAAAAGAATTTATGATTTATCTTCTCAGTTATCAGAGCTTATAGAGGGTAATGCTCCAACGTCAATTATAACTAATTTTAAACAAGCAATAATATCAGAGAGTTTAATTATTCATGAAAAAATAAATAAACGAAAAAAGCAGATAGAATTAGCAGTTGTATTACCTAGAATTTATGGAACTAATATAGAATATCAAATTGGAAAAATACCAATTAATGATTTTTCTTATTTGGCTGGTTTGAATATTTCTTTAGATTTACAAAAACAAAAAGCATTAACATTCAGTCAAGTAGATATTTCAGGAGTTGTATCTCCTTTAGAGACAACTACACCAATATACTCTGTACCTAAAGTTAATACTAAAAATACTAATTTTGAACATTTAATTATTGCGGAAAATGGAGCAGGGGCAATAATTTACGATGGTAGTAGTGTTTCATCTACTGATGCAGTTGTATTGCAAGCTGAAAACGTATTGACTACAGATTCTTTGTTTGCAATGTATAACTTTTTAGATACTGATATTGAAAGTCCATCTTCCACAGTATTTAGTTCAAGAAACTCTGCTTCCCAAAGCACTGAACTCTATGGTCAGTTAGTTGCTGAAAGCCAATCTGATGTATTTGAAAGAGGCTTAGGTGTTCCTTACTTCCAAGGAATAACTAAACATTCTAATACTTTACCAGGATCTTTATCTGGGCTTGGAAGTTTCTTTAGGTTACCTAATGAAAGACAGTTCAATGATTTATTATACAATAATACTGGAGCGAGTATAGATTTCTGGGTTCATGTTAATAATCTTAGTTCAATAGCAAATGGGTATAACGTTGGTAACGTTTCAAGTCTTTACAGACTTGTGTTATCTAACGAAAATACTGGATCTGTGGGGGATGTGAATACTAATACAGAATATATATCTAATGATTTTTCAAATAAACATGTCAGAGGATTTATGATGGGATTCACTCGGGATAGAAGATTAACTAAGGGTCTTCCTGCTAGTGAAATTGATTCAAATAATCCTGCTTCGGGCACTGTATTCTTCATAGCCCCTACACAATCAGTCACCGCATCATCTGTTGCTCTTATAAATAGATCAGCTTATGATTCACAGGATTGTAATGTTGGAACAAAATACCACTCAATGACCTACCCTATAAGTTCAATAATTAATGGGGTTGCATTATCAGCGTGTCAAAATACGTTCTGCCATGTCGCTGTAACATTTGATCCCAAAGAAGATTCTATTAATTTCTTTGTTGATGGTAAGAAAGTTCAAACTTCAAGCATGTCTTATGTTTTTGGTATAGAGCCTAATCACATGCCTAATTTACCTACTGCTGCTGCTGCGAACAGTTTTGAGTATAACTCTTATTCTGTCGGATCATCTGCACCTAACTCATTGAAGTATGGACCTAAATTTGATGCTTTCAGAGGTCCAAATGGGGTAATTTTAAAGTATACCCCTTGGATTGTTGGTGGTGGGTATACGGATGGTTTATATAATAAAGGTAATTTCATGGGCGGTAAGTATGGTGGAATTATAAGTGGTCTAAGAGGGCATTTAGGTAGCATTAAATTCTATTCTAAACCATTAAATTCTTCGGAGATAATAAATAATTATAACACTCAAAAGAATTTCTTTAAGAATATTGATACTTCTAAACTATCCTGAGGATAATTAAATGGTTTTTAATAGCACTGTCGAAGTTTATGGAAAAGGAGTTCCCAGATCAGCGGGATTCCTAACTAAAAGAAAAGCTAATAAATTTTTAGGATTTAAATTTCCAATATCTAATATTGAAGATGGTGGATTTTTAAATAGATCAGCCGATATTGAAGTTATAAAAGCTGGTCTTAGGCAGTTGCTACTTACCCGCAGAGGGGAAAGAGTGATGCTCCCTAACTATGGAACCAATTTAAAAAATTACTTAATGGAGCCGTTGGATCAGGCAACTTTAAGTCAAATAAGAAGAGAAATAGTAGAATCATTCGCTAAATATGCTGTAGGAGTTAAATTATTAAAAATACAAGTATTCCCTAGTGATAGTCCAAGCCTATCAGGAGGTCATTTCTTGTATGTTAATTTATTTTGCTCTATTAAAGAGGAAGATACAGTATCTTTTGAAGTTAAAGTAGAGATAGCATAATGGCATTTAAAGGAACAGTAGAATCAGATTTTTTAAAACTTGCTAAAGTTGAAGAAGTTGATAAGCAAAAATTAATTAATTTTGCCTCTACAGACTTTTTAACTTTAAGAGATTCATTATTAAACTACATAAAAGCTGTTTATCCTTTAGATTATAATTACTTTTCAGAATCAGACTTTGGCATGATGCTCATAGAGTTAGTCTCCTACATGGGACATATTCTATCCTATAAGGCTGACTACTTGGCTAACGAGAACTTTTTAAAGACTGCAAGATCAAGAGAGAGCGTAAGAAACTTAATGCAGTTAATAGGTATCAGAATGAAGGGTCCAATAGCTGCGGCTGCAAATGCATCTTTAACTTTAGATCAACCAGTGTCATGGTCTGTAACTGGGACTGGATCTTATGTAACTGTAAGCGCAGCAGATAGAGTTATTAGCATAACATCCCCAGAAGATAACCTCCCATTAACTTATACTTTGTATAAGGTATCCCCAGATGGAGATATAGATACTGCAAACGCAAATGGAAGTATTGTAATTTATGAATCAGAAAAAACTTCAGCAAACACTTTAACTAATTTGGTTTTGCTTGAAGGCTCATTAGTTATTGAGCAAGGAACATTTGTTGACACAGAATCATTAAAGAGTGTAAAATTACAACAAGGCCCAATTATTGAAGGTAGCGTTCAAACAGTTATAACTGGACAGGAATCTACTAACGGTGTTTATCGACAAGTAGACAATTTATTCTTTGCTTCGGGCTCAGATGATAAAGTGTTTCAATTAATATCTGATAATAATTATGGTGGAATTGTAGTATTTGGTGATAGCAACCTAGGCAAAGTCCCAGCTATTGGAGACAGTTATACCATTATTTATAGAATTGGCGGTGGTAGTAGAGGTAATATAATTTCTAATTTAATAAATGCACCAGTAAACATTACATATGCAGATATAAGTGGAACTTACAGGAGCTTAACTGCCACTGTTGTAAACACTTCACAAGGCACTGGGGGAACTGATGCAGAGACAATTGCTCATGTAAAGAAGTATGGCCCACTAATGTTTAGAAGCCAAAATAGGCTTGTAACTTTATCTGATTATAAAACTTTCGTGAATAGTTATATATCTTCTTATGGCTCAGTGGGTAAGGCTACGGTTGCAACTAGAAGAGCATATTCCTCTGCTAACATTATTGATGTTTATGTTTTAGAAAAAACAAATAATACTCAACTTAGAAAAGCTACACCTGAATTTAAAAGACAAATAGCGGAAGCAATACAAGATAAAAAAATGCTTACAGATGAAGTTGTAATGGTTGATGGTTTGATAAGAACTCTTGACGTACAAATTTCATTAAGACTTGATAAAAAATATGAAACTTTAGAAAATACTATAAAAAGCAAAGTAAACAATAAAATTTCAGAATTCTTTAATATTGATAATACAGATTTTGGAAAAGAATTTAATCCTCAAGATTTAATGTATTCAATTTTTGAAGTAGAAGAGATTAGATTCGCAACAATTGATAATATCCCAGAAGCTATTCAAGTTAATTTTAACGAAATAGTTCAATTAAATAATTATACTTTAAATTTCTATTATGTCTAGTCCAGTTAAATTTATAGATAACAGACAGTATCACAAATCAAACTATAGTGATGCTTTAAAATATATTATTCCAAATCTATATTTTGAAGAGGATTATGCATTAAAAGATAAACAAATAGACATCCTAGATCAAATAATAAATTCTCATTTAAATGTAATAGGAAATATATCTTCAATAATAAATGTAAGTTCTATCCCAGGATCAATTTATAGCTCATTAAATACCGCAGAAGGAATTTCAAAATTTTTCGTAAAACAAAATAATTTAACTAATATTAGTATTGACGATTTTGAAAAATTAATTTTACTCCCTCTTAATAATTCATTTAGAAATTTTAATTCAAGTTCACAATTTTCAGATTATTTAAAAAATACATTACTTCCTGGGATAAGACTTAATAAACCTACATTGGACTTTTTAGATGGTGGATCAGTTAGTGCAAATCATGATTACTTAGTAACTAACCTTTCATGGTTATACTTTTTAAATTTAAGTGGACCACCCTCTTTAACTTATAACCCATCGTCGTTTGTTCATGATATTTTAATTGAAAATACCTACAACGCAAAAACTATAAATCTTAATGATGCGATGAGAGGTTTGTCTTATTATATTTGGAAAAATTATTTAACTAAACCAGCATGGCAATCTTTAAATATTCTTCCAAATGACTTTACTCCATTATCATCTATTACAAACACAACTTGGACAAGTGGAACACAGCAATTAGAAAAACTATGCACTTTAATAGATGTAGTATACTCTCCATTATATATTGATGATGGAGATGTTAAAGTAAAAGATGCTATAAATGATTACTTAAATACTTCATACCTTTTAACAGATAAAAAACTTCAGGGACCATTTTTAAAATTATTAAAAGCATTTTCTTTTGCTTTTGCAGATTACTCAAATCAAGTTGACAGATTAGAAATATTAAATGATTTAGATAATTGTCCAGATGATTATTTGCCATTACTTGCAGATCTAATTGGGTGGAATCTTTTTGGAACTGATCCAGGTAGATGGAGATTGCAGCTAGCAAATGCTGTCAACATCTATAAAATGGTAGGAACTAAAAAGTCCATACAATTTATAGCCAATTCTGTATTCGGGCAAGATGTGTTTAATGTCAGTTCAAATATATTTGAACTTTGGGAATCTTATGTTCCTTATTTAATTTATTATGCACTTGCAACAGAATCATCCTTATTGAAAGACTTCACTACTTGGAACTCACAATTAGCAAATAATTTAGGTTGCGGATTTAGTTTTAGTAGTATGGATGATAATTTAAAATATTGCACTGATAAAATTATCAAAGATTTAGTATATCAATTTAATTCACAATTTTTATTAAATAGCAAACCATTTCCATTAGATACTGAAAACTTTGTATTTAATTATCGCAATAAACAAAATCCTATTCCACCCTTTGAAGAAATTCCATATTATTTAGATGTAATAATAACTGAAGAGATGCTTGAGTCTATAAGTGATAGACTTGTTTGTTTTGGAGTCAGAGAAGATTTTGCAAATCAATTAATTGATTATATTAGATCACACACTATTGATGCACTAGAAGATTATTCAATTAGAAATAGCTGGTTGATGTTTACACCAAGTGCAGAGTATGCCCCAAACTGGGACTCAGTAATTGAGAATATTTCTAACAATAAAGTAGAGTATCTTTCATTATGGAATGGTAAGTCATCCTACTTCCAAGTTCTTTTTGATGCATCCAGTTTTGATTTTACAAAAACTTCCTTAGAGGCAGATTCTAAAGAAGTTTTAAAGATAACTTCACAAGCTATAAATAATTTCTCTCCAGCAAAATCAGTTCCTAATGTAACTCTAAGAGCATCAACAGAAGATGATTACTTATCTGATAATATTACGTTCCCTTACTTAGGATTAGATAAGGTAGATTATGCGTCATTAAAGTATACTAGCGGTGCTGCTTTGGCTGGATTTGGCATGTCAGCCTTAGTTATGGGAACTTACAAGAGGGGTTTGACTCCAACCTCTGTAAACTCATTTGGTCGTTTGGATGTGGATAGTCTTCAAGATAATCTAATATCATCACAAGGAACTGTAGCTAATTTACCAAGAAGAAATCATAGAAGAAGAAATTATAAATTAACACTACCTAGAGATGGTTATTATGATCGCACAGGATTCAATATGCCAACACCATTGAATTCTTACAGTGCTAATGGATATAATTTCTTACCACTAGGTTTAATACCTTCTTCGCAAACATATGTAACTATACCAAACTACAGCAGTATTCCAGATATTTATAGTAAATGCGAAGGATTAAATTCTAGTAGTGTATATTCAGGTTTAATTGTAAGTAACACTTATCCAATTCGTGGTTGGAGAGGTATTGAATCAAATGCTAAAATTAATCAACTAGGTAGGAGACCTGATTATTATTTTGATTATGGTCAGTTGCACCCTATTATGGCCGTTATGCATTATATAGGAGAACAAAGTAAGATATTACAAGCATCATCCTACTACTATAGTAATCCAGAAGAATTTACATCTTATGGCGCATGGCAAAATATTTTACAAAATTATGCAAACAGTTCTACAGAATTTAATAAAGCATTTCCAAGTTCATATAATGATTATATAAATTTTTCTTTTGGTAGAGAATTTCATAAGTTATTTAATATTTATACTCATGAATTTCAGAGACATACTCTAGATCCTAGAGTTATGTATTTAGATGGTCCAACAATATTTGGACATGCATTAGGGTCTGTTTTATATAATTCAAATTTAAATAAAAATGGAAGTTTTGCTAGCGCAAATCCTCAAGTTATAACGTCTAGCTTTGCTGATGTTGTAGAGCACAAGGCTGGGCTAGGATTGTTCTCTTACGAGGGTATTGCTTCTGGTAGTTACATAGCATCATCAGATTTATATTTAAATTCATATGAATATAGAAGTTCCGGTATCTTAGACGGAATAGAGTTATCTCAGACATCAGGAACTAGTACCGATAATAGTTTTTCAATAATTAGACTTAATAAGTCTAATAAAATTGGAAATAGATATAATTCTTTATTCCACGAAAATACTGTCATACGACAAAGGTCAACTGATGGATTTGGTAGAATTATTTTTGATATAAGCAAATACTCCCCAGATATTTCACTTGGTTATAAAGGATTTAAAAACTTTTTAATACCAGAACATAAATTTAAATTAAATTTTAAATCATTAATAATTAATGATAATGGGGAATCTATTGGTGGGGATTCTGTTGGTATATGGATTCATACTAAACCAGAAAATGGAAAAATTTGGAGTTATACTAAAAATAAAATTTGGATACAGCATGATGTTTCATCATTAAACTCTAATGAAGTAATAGATAATTATTCTCATATTTTTGGATCAAATGAATCTCAAAGAGATTTAAGTTCTTTAAATATAAATTGTAATTTATTTCAAATACAATCTAATACTAATAGAGTAAATGATTTATTAGCTTCTATACAACAATCTGAATTTAATAATTTTGAATTAGAATTCAATACTGAGAATATTTTAATTGAAGTTCCATCAGATTATCATATTAACATATCCCAGCAAGTTCATAGATTAGACCAAAATTATGTTATAGAAATATTTACTAATTCGACAAGATCTGATAGATCAACTTTATTCTATGATATAAATTTAATAGATCAAACACTAAATACTTGGTCTAAACCTTTAGTAGATAAAAAAGGTTGTAAAGAATTTAGAGTAGATTTAAGTAAGCCTCAAGTAATGACTATAATAAAATATTTTAATGAATTAACTGGGGCTTACAGTAAGTTTGGTTATGCTAGCAGAGTTGCTAGTTACACTTCGGGAGTATATGAAGTTTCAGGTGGTAGTAGAATAAATCACATGGAAAGTCCAGAATGGATGGCTAACACTAAACTAAGTGGTTATAATCTTTTAAAAGAAATTACTTTTACAAATTAATATGCTAATAGATCAAGCTGGAGAATTAATTGCTGATGTAATGACTGCTAATCGCAGCCTTTCTTCCATACCATCTGCCTCTGCTATATTAGATGCATCTAATTATACTTTTCATGCTATTAGTTATGGTAAAGATGCCGATGGTTTTAGGCATCATGCACATGAAATAATAAATACTGTTGACTCTATAATTCCCTCCAGAAAAACTTTAGTAATTTTTGGAGGGGCAGACTCCTCGGGTGTCAACAATCAAACTTGGGAATTATCTGGAACTTCTTGGAGTTCAGTGTCATTAACAACCAATCCAGGAATACGCATAAAACATTCTACAGCATACGATTCAACTAGAGGTAGATTAGTATTATTTGGTGGGTATTCTGGAAACGTTCCTGTATTTTATGGAGATACTTGGGAGTTAAGCAGCAGTATAAGTTCAACAAGTTGGAATTTAATTTCGACAAGTGGACCATCGCCTAGAGAAGGCGCTGCGATGGCTTACGATTCTATTTCTAGTAGAACTTTATTATTTGGCGGTAGATCAATACAGGGAAATTTAATTACATATAAAAATGATTTATGGTCATGGGATGGTACTAATTGGACAGAATTAGTTCATACTAACAGACCTTCCGCAAGAGCTTTTCATAAAATAGTGTTTGATAGTTCTAGAAATCGTTTAGTTTTATTTGGTGGTGGAATTTCTGGGGGCAAGTTAGGGGACACCTGGGAATGGGGTGGAAGTTCTTGGACCAGAGTTTCAACCACAGGCCCTTCAAGTAGGCAAGACTTTGGTATGGTTTATGATAGCTATAACTCAAAAACTGTCTTGTATGGGGGAGAGGATTCTACTGGCGCATCAAAGGATGATGTGTGGTCTTGGAACGGAACATCCTGGTCCCAGGTAACTCCAACAGGGGCTGGTGGTGCTGGTAGAAGAAAATTGCACGGTATGGTCTTTTGCCCAGATAGAAATCAATCTTTAGTTTTTGGAGGATTTAATCCAAATTCTCCTAATACTTATTATCGTGATACTTGGGCTTTTAATTATACTGTAAGTCCATTTTGGTCCCTAATATCAACTTCTGGACCTAGTGGGCGTATTCAACATAGTGTAGATTATTTTGATAATAAAAACCCCACACAAATAATGACTCCTAATGATGGGATTATAAAAGTTTTATCTTATGAGCCTATCTCAGTTTCTAGTTACCATACTTTAGCTACAGCCTCAGGTTTATTTAGTAGTTATAAATTATTACCTAATTCAATAAAACCAACTGATACTAGATTGGAATCTAACTCAACAGTTACCTTATACTCTACTAATGTACCCGATGTTGGGCATTGCTTAAATTCATATTTAAATTCAAATTTATCTTCTTATAGTCATTTAGTAGGTTGCTTCCCAGCAGCTAGTGGAACCAAATACTGGATGATATCCTCAACATTTAATCCAAGCTCTAATATCATTATATCTGGAACGTTGTCCAGTGTTTATAATCAGCAAAAAATAATGGACATGTCTGGATTTTTAACTTTTGTTGAAGAATCTTTAGCTGTTCAAAATGAATTATTAGCTACTGAAAATTATTTATCTGGTGCTTTAAGAACAACCCCAAATGAGTTTCCTCAAAAAATAAGATTAGCTTGGGGCCTTTACCCAGGTGATGCAGGGTCATTACTATTGTTTGGGGGTATATACCACTTAGGTTTATGGTATTTAGACTTAAAAGAGATGTTAAAACAAGGTTATTATCCTCCTTATAACTTTAATGCACTAAATAATATAAGAAAATATAAGCTTTTTGCAAAGAAAACTTTTAATAAAGACTTATTATACCTAAATGACAATGGGTCTAATTCAGGATTTAAAAGTGTTTTTGAGCAAAATGCTCTTGGTGCTGACTGTATAAAATATATTTGGGATATAAAATTTTATTAATTTATGATATTAAATTTATTAGAAGAATTGGATATTAAAGGTCACTTAACCATTTCTAAGGTCTATTCAAATGGATCTGAGGAGATTGTATTTGATGATCATAATATAATTGTATCAGGGATGGGTGTGGCTTTAGCACATTTATTTTCTTTATCTGAGTCTAATTCAATACTAGATTATCAAATTGATAGGTTTCAATTAGGTGTATCTGGCCTAACTGCTTATGAGGTAAGCACTACTAATAAATTAACTAGACCACTAAGTAGTATATCTGAATATGCTGGGACGGCTGGAAATATACTTGTCGATAAAGTATATCAAATAAAAAATAATGTAATTGATACTACTGAAGTTTGTTATGGTTTAATACCTCAACAAAATATAACTCGTATAGATCCAAATACAGTTAGATACACAATATTTATTGATCAAGATTCTTGTAATAATATCACAAGAGGTGGTTCTGCTGCTTCAATAAACGAGATAGGATTATTTATAAAAAATATAAAAAATAATAATCCTGCTGCACCTATTTTAGTTGCTTATAGAGTCTTTAGTAATATCATAAAGACCTCAGATTTTTCTTTAGTTTTTAGATGGAGTATAAACTTCTAACATGTTTTTAAAAGACGACCTTTACACTGGAACTGGTTCTACTAAACTTTATCATTGCTGGACTGATAAGGTAACTAAGTTTGATTCAAGTTCATTTTATAACTGGGAACAAGATAATATGCCAGTTTATGACCTTGATGAAAGAACCCATTACCTATGGGAGCAATTAGGATTTCCAACTTCTAGCATAGCTGGAGTAATGTTGGTTGTCTCTTCTACTGCATCTGATAGCGACATAGTATGTAATAAAAATGTATTTAGATCAGTTAGTTCTGCAATAGCAGCATTACCACAAACTATAAATTTTCCAATAATTATTGAAGTTGCTAGTTTTGGTGATTTAGGAAATTTAATTTTAAATAATTTTAAATTCGGTCCAAAAGGTTCACTTGAAATTATTAATAGAAACTTCTCTAAAGGAGATGCTGAAGTATCTGGAAACTTAAACTTCAATAATGGTGGAAATCAAAAATTATTTGTTAATTATGGTAATGCTGATTCATCAGTCTTTAATCCACACTCATACTTATCTTCAGTAGCGTTAACCAGCACTATTGAATCCGCAGGTGCCGGAGTAGGATCAACCTTTTCAGTTCGTGGAGGATTTTTACAAGCTTCAGCTTTGAGTTTAAGCTGCTCAATATTTAGCTCACTTACTGATACAAGATTAACATCTAACTTAAATGGATTTATTAGTTTATATAAAAATAATACAAATAAATTCTCAAGAGGTTCTTTAGTAGAGGATGATCAGAATAGTCGAAGCCCATTTAATTCAACTTCATCAACCATAGATTTTACTACTTATGATTTAAATCCTTTGGCATCAGATGGTGTTCATACTTATGATGCTAGCACGCTAGATCTCTTAACTAATAATACTTTATATCTAAATTCTTTTGAAGCTAACTCGCCCGTTAGAGGTTTATTTTTCGGAAATAAATTATTTAAAGTTGTTATAAATAATTGTGAAGGTCCTATTTATCTTAGAAATTTCTTCTTAGATGGTGGTGGAATTAATTTATCAAATAATAATTACGGTATTGAAATTAATAATTCCACAAATATTTATTTAGAAAATACTGTAGTTACAAGATATAGAAAAGCTGGATTAATTTTTAACAATTCAAACGTAAATCTATTAAGAGGTTGTGTTGCTACTAGAATTTATGATTTTGATTCTACAAATAGATTGACGGGACCTTGGTCAATTAAATCAAAATATATCTTAGCTAATGATGGAACTCAAGTATCAAATGAAGATTCTGGTGCAGGACTAATTTCAAATAATAGCATTATTACTGTAAGCTCTACTAGAGTAATAGAAGAGAGTTTACAACAAAGTAATGTTTTATCCAGGCACGGAAGTTATTTTAATTCGTTTTACCCATTTATAAATGCTAATTACATATTTGATTTTAGCAAAAACTCTAATGGAATTATATTAAATAATTCAGTATTACAAGGTGGAGATAAATATTATTCAGATATATCTAATCATTATAAATATCAAATAAATTTTGATATTTATAATAACGTTGGCTATGGAATTAAATCTATAAATTCAAAAATTTCTTTTGATGGTCGATTAAATATTTTTGAAAATTTAAATGGAATTCTTCTTGATTCGTCGGTATTTGAAATTGATAAAGCTACTTTAGTATACAATCAAAAAATTGCGGTAGAATCAAATAATTCAAATATTATTTATAATAAAAATTTGGTTAATTATGGGTCGTATGAGAGACCTTATAGACCATTAATGTTTAGTGGTAACGGACAACATTTAGTTTTAAATAATTCAAATATGAATCCAGTATTTACTTCAGGCATGGATTCTATTTATGAAGAAATTATTTTTGATAGACCAATAGGGAGATTAAATTCAACTTTAAAACAAATTATACCTTCTGTTGAAATTAAAAATAATTCAAAGGCTGTCTTAGTTTCCCCATATATGAAAAGAGATTCTAATCATTCTACTATTGCTGCCGCTGCTGCTTGCAAAGGTTCTGAAATATCTGTTTTAAATAATTCAAAATTAAATATAAAGGGAACTAAGAATTATGCTACTAGAGTTTTTGGTCCGCAGGGAAGAGTTTTCCAAAGTAATATAGCCGCAATATATGCAGGTAATAAATCAACTATTGAGATAAATGGTCCAACAGTAATCGCGCAATATGGTATAGATTTATTAGCTGAAAGTAATTCTACTATTAGTATGAATCCTCACAAATCTATAGATAATAGATCTATAGATTTAAGTTCATTTAATTTATTAGATAGTGGAAATCATACCGCAGTTGAATTACATAGCACTAGAGCCTGTGTTGTTATTGATGATCATTCAACATTTGATGTAAAAGATTTAGGATCTTGTAAAACTTCCTGGACCAGATCAAATATTTATAGTAGTTTAATTCTTAGTGGATTAGATTATTCTGATCAGATTGAGATATTAGATCCCTATGTAAGTGCAGGTAGTTTACAATTCTATCCAAATCCAATAGGGTCTTATAATAATGCCCTGGGGACTTTCCCAGGTATTGATACCTTAGCTTCGTTAACATCTGAAAAATTTACAGCAAATTCAAATCCAGGATTACATTATTTAAAAAGTCCCTCAGTAACATCTGTTTTTGATTACAGTGCTGTTACTGCCGGTGGTTACTGTGTCAGAGCATTAAATAATAGTTTAGTAAATATTCATAATGTTAACTTCCCTTGCGGATGGTGGCAAACTTCTGCACCTTACTATGATAATACTATAGGAATAAATTCAGGTGGTTATTGTTCTAAATTGTTTATTTGGAATATTGCTGATACCTCTCAGTTAAAAGCTTCTTATCTTTCTGTCAGTGGATTATATCCAAGAACGGCAGGTTATTATGGCCCAAGCGGGCTTTGGGCTAGTGGAGGTAGCACTAGAGTGGCTAGTGGAATGCCTAGTTCTACCCCAGATACTAGTTCAGTATCCATTTTGGATTATTTTGGTGCAGCGGCAACCAATTTAAATCCATTTGGAAAAACTACAGCGCAGAATTATGGTCCATTTAGATTATACTTCTCTGTGGACCCAGTTGTATATGCACTGACAGAAGCGGCATCTAGTGTCAGTGGATTTGGTTATATCCCTCAAATATATTCTCAGGGATACCAACCAGTATCTGCTTTAGTGTGTAATTCAGATGTAAGTAATATTTACTCTGTAGCACTTCAAAGAAATTCTAGTAATATTATTGCTCCATCTGGATACTATTATGGATCTAGTATAATGAGTAACAATGGATTTATTAGAATTTCGTTAGATGAATCCGCAGCAGAGACATTTGCAAATGCTAAACATTGCTCTGTAGGTAAATCTGGTAATGCTAAATTGACATCAATTCATTATCCGTATACCTCAAAATTTGGAAGCTCTTATGGAGCTTTAGGAATTAAATCAGTTAACTTATTTGATATAGAGAGAGATAACTAATGGTAGACTACAACGATAGTTCATATAAATTTACTAATCCGATTAGATATTTTAAAGCTAATGATCCTATTTACTATGAAGTTGAAAATATACCTTTAAAACAACTTCAAGAAAATGATCTTTGGCTTAAGGATCAAATTACTACCACGGTATCAAGAGTTAACTCTATAAAAGATGAATTTGATAGAAGTGGATTTAGTGAATTAAAACCTTACTGTGATGGAACTAATAATGTAGTTAAGGTAAAACCAGGGAGGTTTACTGCAAGAATAAATGATGCATATAACTTAACTCCTCTACAAATAATTAAAACTTTAACTGGTGGTAGTGCGGCATCAGGAGATTACAATTCATGGTCAGTAGACTCTTTAAACTCGGCAGACTTATCCAGTATCATAAGTAAATTTAGAAATGATAATCTAACTCAAACCGCATTAAACATGAACGGTTTAGTTGAGAGAGCCTTCAGTTATCCAGCTTGGATATCTGATAGATCAAGTGGGTATCAATTATCCTCGTCACCAGTTATAAGTAATGTTGCTACACCTGATAGCACTAAACAACCCCCTTATCCATTAATCCAAGCTCAACTTTGGAATTCATTTAATCAAGGCGGCACAACTAGTTATGTAATTCGTCAATATGATAAGGATGCTGCAAATATTGGATTTGCATCTTTAGGTTCTGCTGAATCAGAATTTATTAAAAAATGGAGAGGCGTTGCCAGAACTTCAGTTGTTGATATTCCTGATGAATTGTCTATAACTATTCCAGAATTTAATACTAATGATTTTTATTATTATAACGAACAAAATCAAAGAATAATTTTAAATAATGCTTCACAAAGAATTGATCTTTTGTTCGTATATTCAAAGCCCGTAGATTCTTCGGGGGCGACTGTTGCTAAATTTGATAATCTTGGAAAGCCAACCACAATTACTAAGGCTGAATTAGGATTAGTTCGTGGTGCTGGAATAGGGTTAGACTTTTTTAATTACCCACAAGAATTGAAAAAATTATTAAGTGCTAGGGTATCTAATTCAGACGGAACTTTAAAAATTCTCCCTCATGTTGGGGATCAAAATGGCTCCAATAATGGATTTAAAGTATCTGGTAGTTTCATAAAGGGATCATTTCCTTCTCCAGATGACTTAATGAATTTAACTCCATTGTTAGATGAGGAGTTAGCTAATAATCATTATGCACTAATTGGCCAATCAATTCTCCCAATAGCTTACATTGTCGTAAGAAGGGATGCACAATTTAATAATAATGCTGTTAGAATAATTACTACTAGTAATATTATTGATATTAGACCTTTCTTTAGAACTACAGAACTTTCATATAATGAACGTGCTGGTATCGCTGCTGCTGTGCCCGCACCATCATTAGCTAATCCAGTTGTAACCCAAGCTGAATTAGATTATGAAATAAAAAGAACTTATGCAAATATTGTTAGTGAAATAAGATCTGGTGGATCTGGACTTTTAAAGTCTCAAATATTGGCCACAGGAATAATTCAAGGTGGATTCTACTATGGTGTGGAAGGTTCTATAGCAAGAAGATTAAGGTATTCAACTTCTAAAACTGCGGAACAGGTAAAAACTGAAGTTAGAAATTTATTTAAATATACAAGAGATATTCCTGATTTACCTGAATGGGATTTAGCAAATTGGTGTGCAAATATTACTGGTCCTGGATTATTACCTAATGATAGAATTAATAGAATTACTTTAGCTAATTATAATAATTTATTATTTGGAACATTAGCTAGAAATCCAAATATGTCATTATTTACTAGCCCAACAGATATTACCTCATGGGAAGATACAGCTACATTTAATTTATTTGGTGGTAAATCAGGTAAGACTCCCCCCCCTAATACGGCTGGTGGCCCAGCTTTAAATGTTCAAAACCCTATTACTATACATTATATAAAAAAGAAAATAAAATTAAGTGGATTATCTGATGCTGGATTTTCTAGTTATAATGTAAATGTTCAATATTTAAATTGCTGTCCAATAACAGGAAAATCTTATAGAGCTAATACTTCAACAACAAATAATACAGGTGGAGTACTCACAGCAGACAATTTTTTGCAAAATACAGTTCAAGGAATTTGGGTAGAAAAAAGTAAAAATGAACTTGGTAGTAATGAAGATTATTTTACAATATATGTTGCAATAGCTGCTAATGATAATGAGTATTTAGCATTTAACAATGTTAACGGTGCCGCAAAATATGATATGTCCATTTTAGCTAATAGAAAAAGTGATAGCTTTGTAGGATTCTCTGTAATTAATAGTAAAATGCCAATATCAGGAGATGCAGATAATATTAATAATACTGGATTGGCTGTGTATCCAACTATTCAATTTGAAGTTGTTGGAATTCCAAATAACTTCCCTGGAACAAACATGTCTTTTGGTGGTATAGAGCCGATAATTTCAGTACTAGGTTAACAATAATGGTTTTTGATACTCCTCAAAGATTTCCATGTGGAGACTTTAAACCTGGGTATGCTCCAAGTCCAGGTCCAGGAGTTAATAATTCACATCCTGTAGTTTATGTTCCTACTTTAGTTAGACCTGAAGAAGTTTTTGTAGTTCCTGATTCACGAATTCCTCCAGGTGGCCCAGATATACCTGTCCCAGGAACTCCAAGCACTGGAAATCCCTCTGGCCCAACTCCTAAAGGCCCTGCAACTCCTCGTGGTGGTGGTTCAACTGGGGGTGGCGGTGGGGGAACTACAACCCCTAGATTCCCCCCAAGAGGAGATACAACTGGTGGTGGTAGAAGAGGTCCGGTTACTCCTAGAGGCACAGTGCCAGATATAAGATGGAGGTGTGCATCCCAAGATCAATTTTGTCCACCAAATGGTAGTGAAACCCAATCATTAGTAGTAAGTGCAACACAAAGAAGATGTGTAAGATGTGATCAGGGGGCAGCAGAATCTATAGGTTCTTGGTATGGTAGGTGTCCATTTGAAACGGAAAATGCTTGTTTAACATTATGTAGGAGTAGCACAGTTAGCCCAATTCCTTGTATTACAACAACAACTACAGGTGGGTCAGTTGTAACTCCAAGGAATGAAACTAATCAAAATCCAAATGATTTAAAAACATCATTACTTCGGAGTAGTTCAGTTACTAATTCTAACATAGATTCAATGATGTTAAGAAACTCTGCTCCTAAGAAAATTACTACAAATATAGTAATAAACAATAAAAATTTTAAAGGTAACTCATCAACTTCTGCGGGATACAATGACTCAAGCATGTATCATCCCTATTATAATTTCTTTAAAACACAAGCAGATCCTAATACTAAATTAGTTTCAAACAATTTATACACTAATATTTTTTCAGATTTAATAGCATCAGAGGTTAATTACTTTTTAAATAATGTAAATTCTGGTGGGCCTTGGCACGAAATAAAAATAAATAATTTAACTACAGAAAAAATTGCAATAAGTTTAAAACCTGAACTATTAACTGCATTAACAAATATACACACTATTGCTAATAAAAGAGTAAGTGAACAAGAGTTTTTAGAAGTAATAAAAAAACATTTATTAGAGGGGACTATAGATCAATTTGATCCAAATTATTATTTCTATACTTACAATGAACAAATAGAAGATGAAGTTATTGAATATTCAGAGACTGGCGAGACTAGGGCTTCCATCGACGCAGCCCTATCAATCTTTGAAGTAAACTCTAATAATCCAAACTACGAAACTTTAGAAACCTCCACTGAAAAAACTGAATACAAAAGAATGAGATTCTTATTAGAAGATATTGAATCTGGAATAAGGGTCTTACAGATAGAAGGAAATCAAGACAATCTTTTACTAAATAATGTAGGTGCTCCAGTAAGGATGATAGATGAATCTTCTTTTGTTCCACAGACTATAGATACAGAGGTTAGAATAGGTGACGGAGCAGGATATTATTTTTCAACATTATTAATTGATGGAAGTGAATACCCTTTACCATCTGAGCATTCTTTAAGTGATGTTGGACATTTAAATCCTAATAGTAAATACGCTTCTTTAAATATTCTAGGGAAAGCTGGAGATCTGAGATTGACTGTAAGTTCTCAACAATCATATCATGAACTTACCCCTGGGTATAATTTCTCATCGGACGTTGGTGTAATGTATTTTGCATTAGATTTAAAATCAGTAGGAGATATACCAAATCCAAACTCAGTAATTAATATATTATCTGGAACTTACAAAAGACTAACAGATGAAGAAGCAGCCCACCATTCAAGAAATTATAGTTTTAATATAGTTAAAGTTAATATTGATTACAAAGATCCGTTTATTCAATATTCAAGAGACACTAGTAATATTTACTTGGAACAAGATGATTTTGATCTAAGAGAGTTTGATGTAAATAGATCTATAAAGTCTTTTAGAATAATGCCAAGAACAATACCCGCAGCAATAATATTAACTCCGGGCTGCGGATCTTATCATAATCCATTTAATAGTAAATCAAATATTAAACAATTTAATAATACTCTAATTATCAGGATATTAACAGTAAGACCATCTCATGATTCAAGAGATAGCACAATTGATAAACCATTAATAGATAAAGCTAATATTTATGAAACTATAGGTACCGATCATTTTGGCTTATACGAAAAATATTTATTACCAGATATACATGGTAGTATATTTACATATAGTCCTAGTTCCGATATATTTAATCAATCATACTATTATAATGGAGAGTATAGTAATATACAACCTCCTTCAAGTATGCGTGACGGATCACCTGAATCAAAACTTATTAATTTAATTAATAAATTAACATCTTTAGAAGGTGTAGAACAATTAACTTGGTGGGACGTTTTTAGAAGATTAAATTTAAATGAAATTGCATCTTTAAATTATACTAGCAATGATTCTTTAATCAAAGAATTATCTATCGGGTATAGTAATGGAGTTCCTATAAAACATGTCCTATCTAGATGGGATATTAGACCAACAGGTATACCTGATGGAGTGGTGATAGAAAATGATAAAATTTATGTTAATGTGGAGGACAGAGTTTTAGATGCCACGTAGAGCTTTAACACATTTAGATGGGACTACTGGCCAAGGCATAGGTGGTCATAACTGTAGTCCTCTAATAGGAGTTATAACTCCTATTAATCCGCTTAATTTACTTGTTACTATAGGTGGAATTCCTATTTGTGTAGCTGGAGATATTCTACCCCCTCATGTTAATTGCCCCGGACATCAAACTGTTGTAAATCCTGCATTTTGTAGTTTAGGAGTAAAGGTTGGTGGGTTTCCCGTAGCCGTTGAACTAGGGACTTTAGTATGTGGTGATACTTTATTAAAAATATTGCCAGGGGATGTTTTTATTGGAGATTCTATATTAGGTTAGTTAATTTTAAAAATTAATTAAAATATATTTAATGGTCGTATAAATAGATATAGGTAATTATTTTATTACGAGGTATAAAAATTATGAAGAAAGAGATTTTGAAGGAAGAAGTTGATCAAATTATCAAGCAGTCATTCTGGGGTATCGGTGGAGTAAGACTTACCGAGAATACCGAGGCTGATGCTGCTCCAGTTGAGACTGAAGAGCAAGTTGAAACTGAGGAAGTTAATGAGGAAACTCATTCCTGCCCACTTTGTGAGTCAGCCCTAGAGAATCCTATCTCCGATGAAAAGTTAACTGAGCACATTGAGATGATGCTTGGTATCATTAACGAGATGAATGATATTACGGATGAGGAGCTAGAGGCTATTGAGGAAGAGATTGATGAGGTTGACGACGAGGATGATGACGTTGAAGTCGTTGAGGAAGCCAAGAAGAAGATGCCAGCCTTTCTGAAGAAGGGTAAGAAGTATGGCGATAAGCCTATGGCAAAAGCCTGAGGCTAAGTTAACCAGTTAGTTTAACTGCATGAGTAATCAACAATTTCCTGATATTTCAGTAGGCGACTTTGCCATGGACGTTTTAAAAGACATGGCAAAGGACCCTAAAGCATTAAAACCTGCTTTAAAAGAATCAACTATTGAATCTGCTAATGCTCCAGATGTTAGCAATATAGAAGTTTCTGAAGACTTCGTATCTTTAATTACCGAGGGTAAGAAAGTTAAACCTAAAGTTGATTCTGTTAAAATCCCTATTGAAGAAAATATGAAGGATTTAATAGTTAGATTATCTGGGTTATTATCAGAAGCAAGACAACTTATGGAAAACATTTCCCCTGGTTGCACGACTGTTGGCAATCTGGGGATTAATATGGCTGGATCTTCTAAGAAGAATAAAAAAAGAAAAAATACTTTAACTTATAAAGTTTCAAATAAAGTAGTAGAATCAGAAGAATCAGAAGATAATAATCCATGGGCTATATGTCACTCATCAGTTGATAAAGCAAAGAGTGATAAATTTGAACGTTGTGTTAGAAAAATTAAAAAGAAGTATGGTATAAAATAATGGAAGACTTCTTTAAAATATTAAATGAATCTAGACATGAATCTGGTAAAGGCTCTAAGAGTGGTAGAGAGGCTATTCATCGTAAGAAGAGTGAGGCTCATACCAACCCAGGGAAGTCCAGAGTAAGAGTATACAATTCAATTACGGATGCACTTAAGAATGGATACATGGGTCAAAAATTCTCAACTAGAAATGCTGATCGTATCTATGTAGTCACTCACCAGAAGTGGGGGAAAGATAAAGAACAAATTATAAATGGTAGATCCGCAAAAGGATTTTCTACTTCCACCCCACACAAAAGAATTGAAAAATACTCTAGAGATACCATTATAAGACACGCTGGTAAAGATAAGCGCCGCAGACAAAAAGAAGGTAAATAATTATGCAACAGCTACAAGACGTATTCATTCTTCAGAATATGAGAATAATCAATGAGGGTAAATCTGGCCCTCTAAAGGTTCGCGGGATATTCCAAAGAGCCGATGAAGCTAATAACAATAATAGAGTTTACCCTCACAAAGTTCTTGAGGGCGCTGTTAAATCTTTGAACGAAGCAATCAAGGAGCGTCGTCTTGTTGGTGAGTTAGACCACCCCACTTACGATATGGTAAAGTTATCTAATGCTTCTCACTTAATTACCAACCTATGGATGGAAGGTAAAGAGGTTATTGGAGAGGCTGAAATCCTCCCTACCCCAGCCGGAAAAGTTGTTGAAGGTCTAATTCAAGGTGGCGTAAAGATTGGTATTTCTAGCCGTGGAATGGGGACTCTAAGCGAAAGCAAGACTGGCGCTAAGACTGTTAACGAGGACTTCAAGCTCCTTACTTTTGATATTGTAGCTGACCCATCAACCCGTGGTGCTTACCCAGCCCTAACTGAATCCAAGCAATATAGCAAGGATAAGAAGATCATTGAATCAACTATTCGTAACGTAGTTGGTGAGAGATTATTCCTCAAGCTTCTTGAGAAGAAGATCAATGATAAGCTTGGCAGAAAAGATGAGGTGACTAAGACTGACGCTGAAGCCAGAGCGATGGTTGGTTACAAAAGAAAACAAGCACAGAAACTTAGATCCGAAGGAGATCCCCAAGGAGCTAAAAGAGTAAAGAAGACTACCAAGTCTTTGATAAAGCATATTAAGGGTGGAGCTTACCCAAAGTAACAAAAATAATAAATTTTTGTTAAATTTTAAATTAAAAGGATAGATAGTTATATGAGCAAAAATTCATTAGAACAAATAGCAACCCTACTACCTGAGGGTCTAACTGAGGACGTAATCGAAAAGATTGCTACCCTCGTTCATACCAAGATTCAGGAGGAGGTCAATGCTAAAACGGAGGATTTAACGATTAAGGTTAAAGCCTATTTAAGAGGTCAGATTGAGCGTCTCAAGGAACAGGCTATTAAGGAGCTTGAGCTTGAGAACGAGACTTATCGCAATGCCCAACTATATGAATCTGTAAAGGCATTGTTTGCTACGGAACTAACCTCTGAAGATGAGGATAATGCAGTTCACATAATGGCCGAGGAGCAACTCAGTCTATCTAGCAAGATGGAAGTTCTGGCCTCTGAGCTAAACAACTCATTGAAAGAAAACATTCAGCTTAAGAAGCTTCTAAAGGTTGTCTCAGATAAGAATGAAAAACTTGAAGAGAGTGTTAAGCAAACCAAGCAGAATTTAGCAGAATCAAGAGCTATCAAATCAATGAAGCTTTCTGATACTGCTGAAGTTGTTTCTAAGGAAAATTTCCAACGTCAAGGGAAGAAGTTAGAAGAGCGCAAGGATAGCGTCAAACCTGAGACGAATGGTAATAAGTTCTTGACCGAAGAGGTCATCAGATTGATGTCTAATTAATATTTTATACAAGGAGAAATATATGGACTATTCAAAAGTTGGAGGATCACCTGACCTAGTTCAGAAGTGGTCAAAGGCCCTTGACGGTATTAAGAGTGATTATACCGCTCGGGTTACTGCTCAGTTGTTGGAGAATCAAGCCAAGGCAGTTTTGGCTGAGAATTCAAGAATCCAGGAAGAAGTTGTTTCTACTGGATCTACGCACGTAGGTAACATTGGAACTTTCCAAAAGTTCGCCTTTCCATTGGTTCGTAGAGTATACCCCAATCTAGTGTTTAACTACATTGGCGCTACTCAGCCAATGGATGCTCCTGTTTCCCAGATCTTCTATCTCGGTAACAGCCGTTGGAGTGGTGGTACTCAGCAAACGGTATACTCAAAGTTCAATTTGACGTATAACGCTAACGGAACTAACGTTACTTCACCAATCGGTACTACGAATGTTGCGGCAGGTAGCGTAACTGGAACTAATAGCTGGTATGATGGAGCTACCGGGACTGCTGCAAACGGTTTGGCTTTTGCTAACGTAACCGGAACCGCAGGGTTTGATCTTTCAAACGTATTAGCTCCAAACAAGGGTTCACCTTCAACCACTTATGGTGGTAAGATTGCTTCATATCCTGATTCCACGACCACGATGGGTTGGGTTGTATCAGCCGGTGAACGTCTTGATGGCACGGGTATCCCAGAAGTTCAGTTCCACATTGAACAACAGCCAGTTGTTGCTCAAACTCGTAAGATGAGAGCCCTCTGGACGATTGAAGCTTCACAGGACCTTAAGGCTTACCACAACCTCGACCTAGAGCGCGAGCTTACCGAGCTACTCAGCAAGGAACTCTCACTTGAAATCGACCGTGAGCTTATTGAAGATATCCGTATGATTGCTTACGGACTCGGTGGAACGACTGAAGCTCTTGGTGGCTGGAATGCTAGAGCATTAGACCCACTTGCTAACTCAAATAACTTTACTTACCAATATGGTAAATTAAGCACTGGCACAGGAACCCAAGATTGGGTTCCCGGTAAGTTTGAATGGGATAATGATAGCACCAAGGTCAATGGTTATACGGGTCAATCAGTTGCTAAGAACGTCTTTGTAGCCGATCTTAAGAACTTTGGTGGAGCCACTTTTGCCCCACAACACGTTGGTCAAATGTATAGCAACTTGCTAGCGTTAATTAACTTCGCTAGTCAGGATATCTATAAGACCACGATGCGTGGACCAGGAACGGTTCTCATCACCTCCCCACTTATCGGTTCACTCTTAGAGTCAGCCGCCAAGCTTGAGGGCGGTCTCCCAGAGAAGGATGGTCCTTCAAACATGGGAACGAAGATTGAGTATAAGGGTAAGTTTGCTGGAAAGTATGATCTAATCATAGATCCTCTCTTCCCAGAAGACGAGATCGTCATTGGCTACAATGGTGGTAGCCCAATGGATGCGGGATTCGTATACTGCCCATACATTCCACTCATGCCATTGCCAATGGTAACTGACCCAGGTTCATTCCAGCCTCGTAAGGGTATTATGACCCGTTACGCCAAGGCTGCAGTTCAACCTTCTAGCAGATTCTACCGTGTGATCAGACTAATTGGAGCTTCCTCCGATTACATGAAGCCATACGTGTTCCAGAATAAGACCGCTAGTGTTCTATCGGTAAATGCTGGCTGAAACGGTGGCAATCCTAATGATGGTTAGTAATATCCATTATTAGGTGGATATTTACTAGGCGGGCTGAAAAGCCCGCCTTTTTTCTTTATGTGAAGACCTAAATATTATTGTATGGTAACTAAACCTTTAATAACTAGCTATGGCTCATCCTACGGAAAATATGGTGGAACTAGGTTAACCGATTATTCTCTTACCGGGGATATTAATCAAGATAATTTAAATAAAAATCTTGAAGTTGATGGAGTTCAATTTAATTTATTTGAACAATCAATTAATGATTATGTTTTGGCTCAATTAGGTCATCCTATCGTAGCCGTTGAATTAACTCCATTTCAAATTAAAACTTGTATAGATGAGGCAGTATCTAAGTTAGATTATCATGCACCCCAATGGGCTAATCAGTATGCGGTATTTGATGCTTCGTCTGGTGAAAACGTATATGAGTTGCCCCAATTCTTAGCTAATAATATAAGTTATGTTGGATATAAAAAGGATATATTAGGTTTAAATTATACTCCAGGTTCTTTAGCTTTCGATATGACGTTAGCATTTTTTAATACCAATAGATTCTTTCAAGGTGGTGGTATTGGAGATTTCTTTTTAACTCAACAATACTTAGAAATAACTAGAAGAGTATTATCTAATGAAGGTGCTTGGAATTTAACTAACGGAAGATACCTTCAGTTATATCCAATACCAACTGAGACCCCAACTCCAGTTATCGTAGAGTATCGTGCTCTTGATTCTAACACGATTCATCATGCCTACAGGAACTGGATTCAACGATACGCTTTGGCGGCTGCAAAGGGCGTTCTTGGACGTATACGTGGCAAGTATAGGATTGTTCCTGGCCCTGGTGGCGGTGCTCAAATGGATGGTGGTGTATTAGTGCAGGAGGCATCCCAGGAGAAGAAAGAACTCATGGATGAGTTGATGCTTGAAATCGAAGAAAGGCCAATGTTTATAGTTGGTTAAAATGAGTAATTTCGGAAAATATAAAACTAATATTAGTTTACCTAATGCGGACGAATACGAAAGTCCGTTTAGATTATTTAATAAAATAAATGATCAAAATTTGTTTAACATTATTGATGAAGAACAAATTAAATTAGGTGGATCTCCATTAATGATTTATAAATATTTTCAAAACATAGAAATAGATGATGTCTATGGAGAAGAGAGAAGCAAAACTATATCCGTTGAACCAATTAGAATTTATGGGCATTATGAGCCTAAAGCTATTGAAGAGAATCTAACTCAATTCGGAATCGAATTAACTAACGATCAACAATTTACTTTTAATAAAAGTTACGCTGAGAGAAGATTAGGAAGACCTTTAATTCCTGGCGATATCATTAAACCAGAATTTCAAAATTTAAAATATGAGATTTACGAAGTCCAAGAAGATAGCTTTGAGTCTTATGGCGTGTATCACTTGGTATGCAGTGCTAAGTTACTCAGAGATTCGGAGGATATTCATAAACAGATAACACCTAAGTCTGATCAAGTTAGTGTTAAAGAAATACTAAAGGACCCCTACGAATATGAATAGGCCCACCGTAAATAATAAAGTATTAAATGAAATACTTGAAAAAAGTAAAACATCAAGTGGGATGTATTCTCAGGAAATATTTAAAGATATACTTAGATTCCTTATTGGAACTTTTAGCGACGTTAGGTATGTCGATAGAAATAATAATGTAATTAAAGTTAAATGCTTTCATGCTAACCAAGAAAGAGCTATAGCCAAGTCTACACTAGGGGATAATATAACTTTACCTGTTATAACTATTAGTGAAAACTCAACTGAGAGTAATCAAGAAAGAAATAAGTATAGCTCAGTTTTAATGCATGAGGTTTATTTTGATCAAAAGAAACAAAGGGCTATCAGGTTATTAAGTTTATCCCCTAGGGCTATAGATATTAATTATACTATTAATATTTGGGCCAAATATAAACAAGACTTAGATCAGATAAGAGAGTATATTTTATTACTTTTTAATCCAGACCTTGAAATACCCAATAAGTCTGGGGATTCAAATAAAGCTTACTTTATATCTGAATCTGAAGTGGAACAAGCTGAAGCAGAAGATACCCAGGATCGAATATTAAAAAGATCAATCAATATAGCTGTGGAAACTTATATTCCAAATCCTAAGTTTTTATACACTTCAACCGGAAAAATAGAGAAATTTAACTACGAATACGAAATAGATACCTCAGGATTATAATTAAATTAAAAATTTTAAATTAAAATTACTTCCATAAAGGGTAAATACTATTAGAGATTTTTTATGCCTTCATCTTTTACTACTAAATTAATTAAAAATTATTCACTGCAAAGTCACTTTATACTTTTAGAGACGAGTAAAGGTGTTGAGTATGTTTGGCTTGAGCCAAAGAAAAGCATCAGAGTCCCTGAGACTCAAATCGGTCAACAAATTAAAAATCTTCATAAAAGAAGAATAATTCAAATAACTAATTAGAGGTTATATAAATGGGTACAATTCCTGCTAGTCCTGCTGTCGTTTTCCTGGAAAAAGATAATTCAGCCTACGCACCAAACATTGAGTCATCAGTGGCTGGTATCGTTGGATATGCCACTAAAGGTCCAACGAATGAGGCAACTCTCATAACTAGCCAAGAGCAGTTAATTCAAACCTTCGGTGAGCCAAGTGAGAGCCTGATGGGTCAGGGACTAGAGGGTGCTCTTGAAATCCTTGAGGCTACGAATCAATTAAGATATGTAAGAGCTATCCCAGATGATGCTAAAGAAGCATCAACCTCTGTTCAATTTGGTGTATGCCCTGCCGTTATATTTGCGGCTAGTGGATTTGGAGTAACTAAAGATCTTTACTTAAAAGTAACGGTTGTAAATAATGATGTCATAACCGTTGTTGAAGATAAAGTTTATTCAATACCTGCCGGAACTGCTGAAACTCAAGCAGAAGCGCTAAAGAGTGTCATAGGTGAAGGGTTAACGGATAGCGATTATCTTGGAGTTTCTTATGATAGCAACACTGAGGATGCCGGATATTTGGTAGCTGCTGTTGCAGGGAAAAATGCAAGCATGACCATTTATGCTGCATCATCCAATAATTTTATTTCTTCAAATTTATATGAAAATTCATTTACTGTATTAGAGGCTGGTGGTGTTAATAATGTTCCAACTCCATCAGAATTTGATAATCCAGTAACTGAAACGACCCCTGAGATGTGGATACTTTTTGGTGATAGTATAGCATATGGGGAAGGTGGGTATAGTGCTCTTCAAATATCAGGAAGTTTTTCCTCTTTAAGAGCTACTAGTGGTGTTTCAAGTGTTTTAATATTCCACCCAAGTTCTCAAAATTTTAATTACCCTAACCCATCATTAGTTCCATTACTAATAAATGGTGCCACAACTGGAACTTACCCAGGTATTACTAATGGACCTCTTTTTGGATTTGATGGTGGACTTCCAGTAGGTCTTGAATTATCATTTGCTAAAAAAGCTTGGGAAAATGCAAGTTCTGTTCCAGGCGGCAGATTAGTTACTATTGTTAAATTTGGTATAGGTGGTGCAAAACTTGGATTACACTATGGTAATGATGTGGCTACGGGATCAACATCAGCTACTGGATTTGGGTCATCAAGTTCACCTTATATTAGAAAGTATGCACAACAGTTTTCACAGTATGGTTGGGCTCCCGCTAGTGCTTGTGATGACTTTGGTGTTGATAATACAGTTGACGCTTACGGTAACCCTGCACCAAGTGGGCATTATGAATTACTCGCCCACTTAAAACATTGGATTTATCTAGCGGCTGGATTAGTCTATCAACGTACGGGACAAGTTCCAATAGTATCAGGAATTATTACTTGTTTAGGTAGTAATAGTCCAGCTAATTACATATGGACTTCTTTAAATGATTTTATTGTAGAAGACGGAAATCCAGGTTTGATAAATCCACAAACCGCCCAAGAAGTTGGGTATATGGGAAGACAGCGAACTGCTGTACAAAATTTAATTCAAAATCTTAGAGGATATTTAAGTACCGTAAAAATAAATCCAGGTGATCCAAGAGAAAGACCAATTGGCGGACCACGAACTAAGTGGACCTGGGTGTGCCCTGCTAGTGGTACATCTACAGGTGCAAGTGCTTTCTTCTTTGGAACCTATAATAGTACAACAAATGTGTATTGGGGGGCTAGAAATTCTGTAAGTAGTGCAGTGCTTACTGAACCTTATACAAAAGTTGTTGATCCACTAACTTTACCTTATTTTAAATTAAGTGATCAAATTCACCCAGACATGAAAACTTTCTTACACTTAGGTGAGGCTGTTTGGAATTCATTTACAACTGGGGGAGATGATTATGTTGCCCCTGAGGGTAGTGCTGTATGCCATGGAGCTAATATAGATGCTTCAACGTTCTCTTACTTAGCTAAATCTCAATATGCTGGAACTGGATATAATTTAAGCACTACTACAAATGGTAATATTTTAGGTAATAGTGTTACCATTAATTCAGATGCTGAATTTGATAAATCAACTTTATCAGTTAATAATAACGGTGTAAACTCTGAAAGCTTCAAAGTTTCGCTATTAGATAATTCAAATTATTTTGAAAAAGTTATTAATATTAGTAATGAAAATGTTACTTCTGATTATATTAAAGGTGAATTAACTAGCGATAGTAATGCTAATATTAGTATTGTTCCTTTAAATTATTTCCATGATCCTATTAATACCATGGGTATTCTTGGAGTTACTTTAACAAACTGGGATGATCAAGTATATCAATTAGCTGCTCCAAGATTCGTAAAACCAATAAAGAATACTTATGCTTTAGCTGGTGGAACTAATGGAACTATGGACTCAAATGATACTTTGATTGGTAATCCAAGTGCTAAGACTGGTATTTATGCTCTAGATGATGATACTTTGAACATTTCACTGGCTGCTGTTCCAGGTATCTACGATCAAAGAACTCAAAATGAGTTGATTACACTTGCTGAAACCAGTCAAAATTTCTTGGCTGTCGTAGCTCCTGAGTATGGTTTGAATACTGTTGAAGAAGCAGTTGACTGGATGAATGGTAGAGGTTCAAGAACTGATGCAATCAATAGCTCCTGGGCTTCAGTCTACTGGCCACATGTCCAAGTATTCGATGTCTTCAGCAGCAAGGATAGATGGTATGATCCATCCATCTTCGCCATAAGACAAATGGCTTATACTGATAACGTATCGGAAACTTGGTTTGCTCCTGCTGGTTTCAGAAGAGGCAGACTAACCAAGCCTACGGCAACGGAAGTAATTCTAAATCAAGGTGATCGTGATGTTCTCTACAGCAACAATATTAATCCTGTAGTAAACTTCAACCCAGAGGGTATTACGATCTTCGGTCAAAAGACTGCTCAAAGAGCACCAACTTCTTTGGATAGAATCAATGTTAGAAGATTGATGATATACCTCAGAAAGGTTCTCTTGCAGACTGGTCGAATTGATTTGTTTGAACCTAATGATCAATTTACTTGGGAAATTGTTCAAGAGAAGGCCGAGGCACTTCTCGCGGATGTCCAAGCTAGAAGAGGTATTACCGACTTCAGAGTTGTATGCGATGAAACGGTGAACACTCCTCTAAGAGTTGATAGAAACGAACTATGGTGCAAGATTCTACTCAAGCCCACTAAGACCGCAGAGTGGATTATCTTTGAGGTCAATCTCACCAATCAGTCAGCTAAATTTAATGGATAAATAAAAAATGGCAACACCAATAGGATATTATAATACAAGTTATCGTCCCTTTGAGAAGGGTAAAAATTTACCAAGAATTTCTACTGGTATAGATTCAGTAAGAGCGTATCAATTTGAGGTTCACTTCTTTGGACTTCCCCCAAGTGTGGCCTCAAAGGAGCAGACGGATCTTACGTTAGCTGCAAAACAAGTTGGAGCTATAGGATACGGAGTTGATGATATTACGGTATCAAGAGTAAACGATAAAGTATTCTATCCAGGAACTCCAAGCTTTGATGCCATCTCCATCACCTTTGACAATCTTTACATGATGAAAACTTGTCAGAGTTTGTGGCAATGGTTCAAGACTATCTACGATCCTCTTAGCGGTAACATGACCTCATTGTCAGCCCCAGGCGGGAATGGCAACAGATCATTTAAGGCTGCTAAGATGAGAATCGTGGAGCTAGATAATGCTAAGGTTCCTCATGCTGCAATAGAGCTTTATGGTGTTTACCCAAGAAATGTTAAATTCTCTGAAAAGAATTATGAAACCAGAGACTTCTCTACTATAGAAGTGGATTTCCGCTTTGATTTCATTGATTACTTTAATTACTAATACCAATAAATATTAGTCTATTTATAAATAGCCTATCCTTTGGGTAGGCTATTTTGCTATAATACTTGTATGAATTACTTTAACGAACTATTAGAGAGCTACAGCCGATTAAAAAAAAGAAGTCTTAGACTATTAGAAAAGGAATCCCCACAAGTACAGGTTACCGCTAACCCAGAATCTTTAGCACAGCAAGCAATTAGCCAAGCAAAAAATGCTACAAAAGAAAATCCATATATAGCTCAAACTCCAAGAGGCAATCAAATTGCTGTATTTACTACTCAAGATGGTCAAGTAGATTTTACTACATCAGTTCAAAATGGGCAGGCTGGTGGATTTATTAAATCTGTAAATAATAATTATGAAGAATTTTTATCTTACTTCGGCTCTGATTCCGCAGCAGCACAACCAGGAGAATCCGAGGTTGAAGGTGAAAAACCTAAAACAATAAGAACAAAAGCGGAGCCAGGAGATACAGCAGATAAAAATTTTCCAGGACTTGGATTAGGTAAAGTTATAAAAAAGTTTGCTTCACATCTTACCGATAATTTCCTAAAAAAATTACAAAAATATGCCCCAGACAAATCAAAATATGGTCCAGGTGCAACCGTAGAAAAATTTAGAACATATTTTCTGGGTGCAAAGCCACAGTCAATAGAAAATGCAATAGATAATGCTTCAGTAATTAGATTAAATAAAGATAATAATCAAGTTGAATTTTCTCAAGGTGATGGCATGTCTAGGGAGGATAAAAAGACATTAAAAATTGCTGCAACTAAATTAGAAATAATGACTGGTATTGCTGCTAAGGTTGCAAGGGGTGAAAATCTAACTGGAGAAGATATTTCATTTTTAAAGACTAGTATTAAACTAGTAGGTTCTTGTAGAGCCTTCATGAGCAATAGCAAAAACTTTGGTGATTGCAGAGTAATGTTAGCTGTCAATGGAGAGGGTTCTGATATAGCTGGTGTGGTATTTAGTGATAACAAAGGTCAGATAAAGACTATGTTAAGAATGCTTCAGGAAGGCTCTGAGGGTTACGACCCAACAGATCCTGAAAGTAAATTTACACCAGAAAAAGTAAAGTTATATGAAGACCCAAATGGAAAAGCAATTCAAACTAATTATGCTCACATAATGGAAATAGCAAGCGTTCTTAGGCACCATTACTCTAATTGTAATAAAAGTAAAGGTGATGCTAAGTATCAAGCTTATTGTGCCGAAAGAGCTAAAAAATTGGTTGAGAAGTATGGAGAAAAAATGGAATCTATTACAGATATGGTAATAGCATTACAAAGACAAAGAGAGAAAGGTGAAACAGCAGGAATATATAATCCAGAGATAGAGCAGATGGTAGAGTTGTTCAATATAGGTGGAAACAAAGACGCTCTTCAAACTGTATTTAAACACATACGAAGTGTGACTGACCAAGCAAGAGCAAATAGAAATCCATTAACTATCATCAACAGAGGTGCAGAAGTAGGATCTAGCAAGAGAACGGATAACGTAGAAGTTTATAAGACTGAGCAAGAGCTTAAGCAGGCTTTATTGAATAGCGGCATATCCGAGAAAGAATATCAGGACATGATAGACGATGGAACTATCAAAATTAATATTCCCCCCAAAGATGCTTTCGGTGAAAACCAAGAAGAATATGATATAGCTAAAAAGCACGGTATAGTGTCAGATTCGCAACCAGTGTGTGTATTTAATATTAGTGAAAAATATTATCGCAAGCTAGACGATGGTGTAAAAATAGGGTCTAGAAGATCATCCACTATAAAAAATACCTTGAAGGGAATTAATGAAAAGCCTAATGACCCTAGATCAAAAGCAGATCTTGAATTAGCTAGAAACTCTTTGAAAAGGAATTTAAATTTAAGCAATAGAGATCTGGAAGATGCTGCTGATTACGATGACCAGTTGGATGATGAGATAGATGGAACTTTGAATAAGTTCTTTGTCGGAAAAGAAACCATCGTTGATGGTAAAAAAACTAAAGTTTGGGATGGACCAAAGACTGCTAATGCAGTTCTGGAACACATTAGGAAGAACTGCACGCAGGATCAGTTAAACAAACATCCACATTACTCACAAATAGTTCAAGCAGCTAATGCTTTGGCAAGTGGTAGTGAGAAGAATCCAGAAAGGTTACTTAGTTTAGTATCTACTTTTGCTAAAATGAAGAAATGCCAAAGTGATTCTGAAAGTTCTGATCCTAATGTAGCCATGAGAGCTAGAAAATATTTAGCTTCTAAAATGTTTTTAACTGGTGGAGCTTCAGACGGAGCGTATGTTAATGCTAATGCAACTACAACTAATGAGAGAATTACTTTTAGACAAAATAAGATATTTAGTGACGCTGTTCAATCTGCTGTAAGGGGCGATGGTGAATGGGAATTTAGATTTGATGAAAACGGTAACGTTGGAGTTTATAACAAAAATGATAGCTTAATGAATATCACTATGGGATTCCAAGCAGATCAATCAGCAGAAGGATTTAGTACAACACATTCAGTATATTCAAGTAAAGAAATAATGTTAAGATATGCTGATAAGGAACTTGCAACTGCATCACAGCCACAATCACAACCTGAAACTAAAAAGAAAAGGGTAGTGAAGAAGAAATCAGCAAAGCCTTCTGGGCCAAAGAAGCCACTTAGAAATGTTTATAGAAGCAAAGCTAAAAAGGAAGAAGCTGAGAAAAGAAGAGAAGCTAAATCCAAAGATGCCTAGCGTTAAATTCTTTAGTTGTGGATAGCAGATCGGTGAGACGGCATATGATATACCGTTGATTTAAAAAATTCAAGTGAATGTGATCCTTGTTTTCGGCGTAGGTTGCCAATGCGAGCGAACCCCTTTCCTTAAATAGACATAGGATATCTTTCCTGTCTTGCTGGAAGACTATTAAGAAATTTTTCTGGATTTTTTGAGAATCTTTTTCGGCTTGCTCTATAAAAGACATCAAATCAGATTTAGTATTAAATACTGATCCAATGTTTTCTTTATTATATCCTTTCTTACATTCTATAGTGAACTTAAAGGTTTTAGGTGTTATTAAATCACCACTAAACTTTAAGTGTTCTGGTAAATTATGTGTTGTAGAGAATGCACCAGAACCTGGAGATCTGATAAATTCAGTAGTATCGAAGAATTCATTTAATATAGAACAAACTTTTCTTTCAAAAGTATTACCTTTTGTTCTGCTATTTTTTCTTTTCTTTTTGTTCTTGATCAAGTTTTTTAAATCAAAATTGTCTTGCATTTTTATTACTCCAAGCTATTATAGTGTTCGATGGACAAAATTAAATTAGATGGTTCAAAGTGGAAAATAAAAGCCACTGAAAGAAGTAGAGGACGTATGAAAATTAATATTAAACTTAGTAAGGATGAAGCTGAAGGCTTTAAGAATTGGTCTACCTTAGTTAGACCTGATTCAATCTCAGATGAGGAGTTCTTCAAGCAAATATTTTTCAATGGTATTGAACACTTAAATACCAAGCTACAACAAATTTCTCAACAGATCTTAAATGATCCCGAAATGAGAAAGAATCTTGAATCTTCAGGTATTAGTGTTTCTGCCTTGGAAAATTCTCTGCAAAAGCCATGAATTATATTCCAAAGAATATTAACTCTTGGGAACGCCTTCAACAACTTATTCGCGCTGTTGATGAGTTACTCCCAAAGTCTGGACCTAAGAGTAGAATTAAAGTTTTGATCTATAGCCCTTGGAATGAGCATTCAACCAAATTTAAGGGTTATGATTCTCGTGTGAACTTATTTGAAGTTCCCGAGGTTATGCAAATTCTTAATGAGACTTTTGAGCAGGACTTAAAATTAAATACTGTTCCAACTTTGATCAACTTCCAAATGGTAGATGATCAGATTAAGATGGTGGTTGTAGATAATGCTACCGCCATTCAGCATGAGCTAGCGTCTGGTGGTTGAGCAGGAAATCCAAACTTAAACTCAAAATAAGCTTCCAACTTGAGTTTATGCCTTTTAACTTTAGTAGCCACTAGCTTTAAATTATTTATAATTACTGTCGTAAAATAATTAAAAGCCGAGCCGCTTTCAGGTCTAAAATTACGCAGTGTTCTTAGGACAAGGAGGAAGCATTCTTGTTTTGCGTCTTCCTTGTCCACTTTAAAATGGAAAGCGTCTATGATGTTGCCGATGAGGGTGTCGAAACAAGCCATCAACTCATCCTGAAATTCATAATTACCAGAACAGTGTAGTTTAATTAATTGTTCAAAACGTTTGTTATTAAGATACTCCGACACAAATTAATAATAGTATGAGAATACTACCAGATCCTTTTAAATATGAATATATTGATTGCAAGGGCTGCACTCAACTCCAACGTAATCAAGTTTGCC